GCACAGATCCGCGCCGGCCAGAACCAGGCGGGCGCCGCCGCGGTGTATGCCGCGAACCAGGCTGTGTCGTCGACCGGCGCGAAGACCTTCAACGCGACGGGTCTGTCGCCCAGCACGACCTACTACTGGCACTTCACGCACCGCGACGCCGCCAGCAACGACTCTGCGGTCGCATCGTCGGCGAGCTTCACCACCACTGCTGCCAGCACGCTGACCAGCTCGCCGATGAAGAACAACACCGGCACGCTGCTCGCGAACGAAACGGGCATCACCGTGCACGTCTACCAGGTGGGCGGTGGCTTCGTGGTCACCAAGACCGGCGAGACCACCGACGCCTCGGGCGTGATGACGTTGTCGGATGCTGCGCTGAGCACCGGCACGACCTACCGACTGATCTACGTGCTCGCTTCGGGCGCTGAAGGCATGGAGAAAAAGGTGGCGACATGAGCGTCCGTGTAGACACCGCCAGCCTGATCGCGGGTGCCGTCGTTGTCGGCGACCGCGGCCTGGGCGTGCTCGGCTCGGACGTGCCGTCCACCGGCACCAACGGGCCGGGCTACCTCTACAACGACCTGACGCTGCCGGCGGACGCGAACAAGGAGGTGCGTGGTCTGATCATCACGCCGCCCAGCGCGGGCACCTTCTTCGCCTATGAGGATTCGGGCTTCACGCTGGCAGACGCGCCCAACGGCACCTACACGTTCACCTACCGACTGTTCGAGGACGGGGTGGACAAGGGCACTGCCACCGAGACGATCCAGATCGGAACGGCGACGGTTCAGGCCGACTTCACGAGCACCTACGCGGTCATCAACGCGATCCAGAGCGACTTCGCGAGTGCATACGGCGTCTACAGCGGCGTTCAGCAGGACTACCCTGGCACCTTCTCCATCTCCTCGACGGTGCAGGCGGACCACGTCAGCGCGTTCGGTGTCTCGCAGGGCGTGCAGCAGGACTTCGCGTACGGCTACGACGTCAGCGAGGGCGGCACTGTCAGCACGGACTTCGTCAGCTCCTATGGGGTGTACGGCTCGGTCCAACAGGACCTGGTCAGCGCGTTCTCGGTGTCCGGCTCCGTCGAGCAGGACTTCGCGCACGGCTATACCGTCGAAGCGAATGTCGTGGTCGCAGACTTCGACTGCGCGTACACGGTGATCGGCAGCGCCACGCGTGACTTCAGCCACGCGTACATCGTCGACAACCAGCTGATCGAGATCCCGTACGTCAACCGGTTCAACGCACCGCCCCGGGTGCGCGCCTCGGACGCCTACGCCGGCACCAGCACGCCCGACGTTTTCTTCGACCCGAAGCGGCCCGACGAGGAGGAATACTTCGAGATCAACTTCGGCACGATCATGCCCAAGGGGGACTCGATCACATCGGCAGCGGTGACGGTCAAGCGTGCTGCCGGTGGGGACGTCGTCACCAGCATGGTGCCGACCCTGGTCGCATTCTCCGGCACGCGCGCCCAGCAGAAGATCCGCGGCGGCGTGAAAAACACCTTCTACCACGTGCGTTTCGCTGTCATCACCGCCATGGGGCTGCGCCTGACTCAGGTCGGCGAGCTCGAAGTTCGCGACTAGTCAACTTACATTGACCGATAAGGAAGCGGTAACTTATCATAGGTCAAGGAATCGCCGAATTTTGTTGTTGGAGACCCCATTCCATGAGCCTTCTTGTTCTTGAACTTGACCGCACCGCACCCGGCAGGAGCGAATGGCGTGGCGGAGGCGACTCCGCCGAAGCCGGCGGCAAGAAGTCCATCCAGGTTTCGGGTGCATCCAACTCCGGCAACTGGACGGCGACCGTGCGCGTCTACGGCTCCAACGACGGGCGCTTTCCGATCCTGCTGTACGAGTTCGACATCAGCGACTCGGTGCCCAGCGAAGCCGGCGAGATCACCTTCCGCTGGGAGCAGTTCTGCTTCGAGATCGTCGCATCGACCGGCAGCGCCACGCGCGTGTCGGCGGTGATGAGCGTCTAAGGAGCGGTCATGCCCCAGACCTCCACCAAGTACGCCAAGCCGCAACCGATAAGCGGCGGCGGCACCGTCGACCTGATCGATGACCTGGTCACAGGCGGCACCGACAAAGCGCTCACCGCCGAGCAGGGCAAGGTCCTCAAGCAGCAGATCGACACGAAGGTCGTGCCCAGCCTGGTCGACGACCTGACCACGGGTGGCGCCACGTCCGCGCTGTCCGCCGAACAGGGCAAGGTTCTCAAGTCGCAAGTCGACGCCGCCGCGTCCGCCATCCCCGCGGTGGTCAACGACCTGATCACTGGCGGCACCACGGCGGCACTTTCCGCCGAGCAGGGCAAGGTGCTCGCACTGGCGGTCGATGCGGTCGCAGACGACATCCCCGCGGTGGTCAACGACCTGACCAGCGGTGGGACGGCGTCCGCCCTCAGTGCCGAGCAGGGCAAGCTCCTCAAGCAGCAGGTCGACGGCATCAACGTGCCCGCGGTGGTCGACAATCTGACGAGCGGCGGCACGGCGTCCGCGCTCTCTGCGGAGCAGGGCAAGACGCTCAAGACCCAGCTCGACTCGGTTGCCGCCAGCGTGCCGAGCGTGATCGACAACGTGACCGCCGGCGGCTCAGCGGCTGCACTGTCGGCCGAGCAGGGGAAGTTCCTCAAGGGTCTGATCGACACCAAGCCGTCGTTCGCGACGCCGCAGACGCTCAACGGCGCCACGGCGCTTGTCGCCGCGCACGCCAACCGCCAGATCATCTACAACGGTGCGAGCGGCAACCTGACGATCCAGACGGACAACGCAGGCAACTTCACCAACGACGAAGAGTTCCAGATCGTCACCGACGACGCGAGCAGCGGCATTCCGACGCTCGTGTTGCCCGACTCCAGCGCCTACCCGGGTGGTCCGAACGTGATCATCGGCGCTGTGCGCAAGGGCGCGAACAAGTGGCAGGCGTACACGGTCAGCAAGACCGCGCCCGAGCGGTCGCAGGTCGTGACGTACCAGGGCAACAACGTCTCGATCCCCGGCGACACCAACACCAACGTGCTGGTCGCCCAGGTGATCCCGGGCGGCACACTGGGTCCGAACGGCTGGATCGAGTGCGAGATCTATGTCACGCGCGCAGCTGCTGGCGCGGGCAACCTGTCGTTCCAGATGCACCTGTCGTCCAGCCAGTTCGGCGTCGCCACACCGATGTCGCCCTCGCACCTGACGTATCGGGCGATCCGCTCGATCTTCAACCTGGGTGCGCAGAACGTGCAGCGCTGCTGGCCCACCGGCATCGCCTACCCGGGCGAAGGTGGTACCACTTCGGCCGGCGGCTCGTCGGGCGTCAACACGGCGAACGACCTGACCCTGTACATCCGCTCGGTCAACGCCGCGGTCGAATCGACCACCATGACGCTGGTGAAGTGGCGCATCCGCTGCTTCTACGGGGCGTAACGTGCGGTTCGGCAAGACTCGAGCGCGGGTCTTCACCCCCGCGCTGCCGTATGTCTTGGACGTGCCGATCGGCACGGTCCTCGTGCTGCCCCTGCCTGCGGGGCAGTACGGGACGATCCAGGTCCAGCGCAACGACGTCGACATCCCGGGCGCCGTGAGCGCGCCGGGGTCGGCCTACATCCTCTACACGGTGGTCGCAGAAGACCAGGGCAAGAAGCTCACCGTGCGCGTCGTCGACGAGGGTGTCGACACGTCCCCGCCGATGTGGTGGGGCATGAACATTTTCATCGCCGAGCCCGACACGGTGGTCATCGAGTACCACAAGTGGCTGGGCACGAATGCGCTCGAGCCGAGCCAGTTCGTGCTCAGCGGCACCGTCGCCACGCCCAAGACACCGTTGAGCGCCACCTACGTCGCCAACAAGGTGAAGGTGAAGTTCGACAGCAACTTCGTCCCCGGGGACGAGCCGCAGCTGGCCTACACCCAGGGCGTCGACAACGCACTGCGGGTGAAGGACTACGCGGGCAACCTGGCGGCGAGCTTCACCGCGCTGCCGGTGTGGAACGACTTCCCGGTGCCGGCCACGCTGGCGGTGGTCTTGACCACCGGCACCTCGTCGACCAACATGGTCGCCGGTGGTGGTGGCTACGTGAAGAGCAACACCAACGGTGGCCCGTACAGCGGCATCCCGACGATGCCCAGCTGGCCCACCCGGTTCTCGATCATGCACCAGGCCGGATGGCTCGAGATGCAGGTCAGCGACGCCAATGCGGCGGTGCGCACCATCTCGCTGAAGTCGGCCACGCTGGGCAACGATGCGATCGCCTCGATGCCGTACCAGATCCGGCATTCGCTGGGCGCCGCGACCGCGTACGTCGACGGTGTGGCGGTCGGCACGCCCTACACGTTCGCCACACCCAGCGCGCTGTGCAGGGCCCGCCTGTTCCGCGACATCCCCTCCGGCGAGGTGACGTTCGACACGTCCGAGGACGGCGGCATCAGCTGGACCACCCGGTACACGTTCGTGACGGCCACGCCGTCCGACGACTCGCTGCTCGCGTACTTCCACTCCAACAGCACCACGGTGGCAATCATCGGCACCGCGATGCAAGGGTTCACTGATCGAGGTTACGGTTGATGAAGAAATGGTTCACGAGGATCGCTGCGCTCGCCGCCATCGCGCTGTCGAGCGCAGCGATCGGCATCACGGTCTATGTGCCCACGGTGAGCTTCAACGGCGTGCCCGTGCGTCTGCACGATGCGCCGCCGCCCGCATACGCCGCCAGCGCCGCGTCGGGCGTCACCGCCATGCCGCCGAGCACGCAGTTCCCGATCAACGCCAAGGCAATGCCCAAGCGCAACTACGGCTCGGACCAGCTGCGCATCCGCAACAAGACCGACGGCTCGGTGCCAGTGCAGCTGGCCGACGGCGGCGCGTTCCGCATCACCTGTGCCACTTCGTTCCTGGGCCACTTCGACCCGCTCGTCTACCCGGGCCAGGAGAACAAGAGCCACCTGCACAACTTCTTCGGCCACAGCGACATCACTTTCAGCACCGACCCGAGCACCGACCTGGCGACCTTCGGGCGCAGCACCTGCGCCGGAGGCAGTGCGAACCGCTCGGGCTACTGGACCCCGTCATTGGTCCACGCGGCAGGCAAGTACAAGGGCTTTCCCATCCCCGCCTGGCTGAACGTCGTGTACTACAAGCACGAGACGGACTGGCGTCGCGCCAACAAGACCGTCCTGTACGTCCCGCCGCCGGGACTGCGCATGATCGCGGGCGACCCGAAGAACACCAACTCCAATGGCAACGGCACCTACCGCTGGCAGTGCATGGACGGCGTGTCGCCGATGCAGTACACCATCCCGACCTCGTGCGCGAACGGCAAGGAGGTGATGCTGCTGGTGTTCTTCCCGCAGTGCTGGGACGGCGTAAACCTGGATTCGCCGAACCACCAGAGCCACATGGCGTACGAGAACAACACGACTGGCTGTCCGCAGTCGCACCCGTACCCGATCCCGCAGATCTCGTTCAACATCCACTACCCGGTCAGCGCGGACTCGCGGCCCGAGAACTGGCGCCTGAGCTCGGACACCTACTCGATGGGCCTGCCGGGCGGCATGAGCGCGCACGGCGACTGGTGGAACGGCTGGAACACCGAGGTGCTCACCACGATGGTCGAGTGCCTCAAGGCATCCTGGAACATGCATGCAAACATGCTCTGCTCTGGTGGCACGGGTACGCCGCCTTACCGCATTCTGTACTAAGGCTCTCGTCGTCATCGCGGTAGCGGTCGGCCCCTTTATGGTGGTCGTCCACTACCGCGATGCCGCCCAGCTGCGCGAGTTCACCGAGATGGTGAGCAAGAGCATGAGCAACTGCATCGAGCGCCCGCTGGGTCAGTGGGTGCCCTATCGCCCGAAGCCCGCTACGCCGCCCACCACGGGGCAAACATCGTAGGTTCGTTTACACAGGTCAGTCAACGGTGACTTACCTGCATGCGGCTCTCAGAATCGTGCCTGGAAGCTGTACCTCACAACTGAATCGGAATTTCATGGCACGAACGACCAAGGTCCGCAAGCAACCCGCTAAGGGCAGACGTGGGACAGCTTCCACCCAACACGAGGACTTCGCGCAGTACGACACCAGCATCCCCGCACCGCCGACCAAGCGCGCAAGGGGGCCGCTGGAAGCGAAGACGCCCAAGCAGGACACCTACCTGAAGGCGATCCGCAACCGCATCATCACGTTCGGCGTGGGTCCAGCAGGCACGGGCAAGACCTTCCTCGCTGGTGCTGCAGCTGCTGAAGCACTCGAAGCCGGCCAGGTCGAGAAGATCATCATCACGCGCCCCGCGGTCGAAGCCGGCGAGAAGCTGGGCTACCTGCCCGGTGAGATCGAGGACAAGATCGGCCCGTACATCGCTGCCTTCCGCGGTGCGCTCGAGGAGCGCCTGGGCAAGGGCATGGTGGACTACCTGGTGGGCAACGGACGCATCGAGGCGGTGCCGCTGGCCTACATGCGCGGGCGCACCTTCCGCAATGCCTTCGTCATCATGGATGAGGCACAGAACGCCGACGCACGGCAGATCAAGCTGTTCCTGACCCGACTGGGCGAGGGCAGCACCATGGTCATCAACGGCGACGCCGACCAGGTCGACATCCCGCGCTCCGGGCTGCTTCCCTGGATGGACGCGCTGGCCTCCAACCCGCGCGTGGGCGTGGTGAAGTTCACGAACCGGGACATCGTTCGCCACGACCTCATCCAAGAGATCATCGAGGCGGCCCCTCAAGGTAGCTGACACCCAATTTGGGTATTGCCGCGGTTTCCTATAGATATTCCCTTCCTACACTCTTTAAGAGATCAAAGGGTTAGAAGATGATAGGAAACCAAGGCAATACCCAAGTTCAAGGCATGCCCAACTTCGTGGGCGCAGACAAGCCCCGGGGTGCGTGCGAAGCACTGTACCTGCAGCGGGTGCCACAAGATGTGCGGGCGTTTGAAGCGGACCTGTACGTCACCAAGTGGTTCGACTATCGCCGCTGGCACCCGATGACCGCGACCTATTACTGGGTCCACTGCTACATCGAAGCGGCACGTCGCTTCTGCGCACAGAACAATGACATCGAGAAGGCCGAGCAGCTGAAGATCTTCGGCGTCGAGGACATCGGCTCCAGTCGAGACCTCATCGCAGCGATCACCGCCAGGCAGAACCTGGACCGCATCGGCTGCCGTTACGAGTGGGCGTTGACCTGGATGATCAAGCGCCACAGCGACCGCGGCTGGATGGCGTTCCCACGCCCCAACCAGCTGTACGGCGAGGAGCTCATGCTCGACGTCCGTGACGCCTGGACGGTGGAGTGCGATGCGTCGCTGCAGATCCCGCGCAGCGCCTACTTCAGGGCAGGGCAGGGCGACGTCCACCAGGAGTTCTCGAGCTGGGCCTTCGACCAGGTGCGTCGGCGCACGGTCGAGCACTGGAGGCCCCTGTCGCGCCTCTTGCGTGAAGGAGTTGTCACACCGCAGCAGGTCCAGGAGGCGTTCGGGCACCGCACGGCGGAGCGTGCGATCCGTGTGTCGAAATAAGTAAGCGCTGAACTATACTGAGCGCGTCCATCTATTTTGTTGGGGAGCAGTCTAATGAGCTACGAGGCATTCGTGTCACCGCGCCCAGCGCGCAACAAGAGCGGCGACAAAGCGCCGCGCATCACCGGACACGATTCTGTCTTGCGGGCAATCCGCGAGCAGCAGCGTCCGATCACCGTGTGCCTCACCTCGGGCGACCACCGCGTCGGTCTGCTGGTCGCCAGCGACAAGTACACGCTGACCGTCAAGGGTGACGACAACGTGCGCCGCGTGATCTTCAAGTCCGCGATCGAGGAGTTCTTCGCCGAAGAGACGTCGGCGGCTCAAGCGTAAAGGAGCAGCATGTCTGAAGTGACCGTGGCAGCACCCGCCGTGCTGCCCGCCGGCGCTGTTGTGTCGGTTCCCGCTGCAGCACCGGGCTCGTGGCCCGGACTCGCGCCCACCCCTGTCGCATCAGCTGCGATGGTCACGGGCGTCGAGGAGCTGGAGCAGCCGAAGTTCGACTTCGATGCGGCGTTCCAGAGCAAGATCGCCGCCCTCGTGGTGCGCGACACCCAGTTCGTGCAGCGCGTGGACGGGCTCATCAAGCCCGAGTATTTCGAGAACGGCATCGAGGCGCAGTGGGTCTCCGTCGCGCTGCGCTACTACCAGAAGTACAAGCGTGTCCCCGCTGACGCGACGATCTACGCCCGGCTGATCAAGGAAGACGTCGCGGCGAAGATCATCGACTCGACGATGGCCGCGCTGATGGGCAAGCACTACACCACCAACGTGCTGGGTGCCGACCTGTCCGATCGCGACTTCGTGGTCGACCAGGTGGCGACCTTCGCCCGGCACCAGGCGGTCTCGGCTGCGATCCTGACGTCGGTGACGGACCTGGACCGTCGCGACTTCGACAAGATCGCCAAGCAGCTGCGCAAGGCGCTGGACACCGGCAGCAACAGCGACGCCGACGTCTACGACTTCGGTGAGGGCATCGCGCTGCGCACCGGAGAGCGTCTGGACCGTGCGGCGGGCAAGCTCCCGCCCACCGGGATCACCACCGGCTACGCGATGATCGACGACGTGCTCTACCACAAGGGGTGGGGCAAGCGCGAGCTCAGCGTGATCATGGGCGGCGCGAAAGCAGGCAAGACCACCGCGCTGCTGGACTTCGGCATCCAAGCGGTCAACGCGGGGCACAAGGTGCTCTACATCACCCTCGAGGTGGCCGCGAAGATCCTCGCAGAGCGCGCCGACGCGAACATCTCCGACACACCGGTGATGGAGCTGCAGGATCAGGTCCACACGGTGAAGTCGAAGGTTGCCGACTGGGTCAGTCGCACCAGCGCCGCCGGCGGCAAGCTGATCCTCAAGGAGTTCCCGAGCGGCAGCGCGACGGTGTCGGACATCCGCCGGCTGATCGAGCGCTTCAAGGCGCGGTCGATCCAGTTCGACCTGATCATCGTCGACTACGCCGACATCATGTCGCCGGAGCGCTACACGGACAACCAGCAGGAGAACAGCAAGTCGATCTACGTCGGCCTGCGGGGTCTCGCGATGCAGGAAGACCTGGCGATGCTCACCGCGACGCAGACCAACCGCGACGGCTTCAAGGCGGCGGTCGCGAAGGCAGAGCACGTCGCGGAGGACTTCAACAAGGTCCGCATCGCCGACATCATCATCTCCATCAACAAGACCGACGAGGAGCGCAATGTCGGCCAGGCGCGACTGTACTTCGCAGCGTCACGCAACCAGGCCGGCGGCTTCACGATCCGCATCGAGCAGCAGCTCGACCGCATGAAATTCATCTCGAAGGTGGTCGGACATGAGTGACCTGACGTTGACGCCTCGCGTCACCAGCATCCGCTTCTACAGCGGCCCCGTGCGTCGACAGCCCAGGGTCGGCGATCGGCGCACGACCAAGAAGCACGGTCTGCAGATCCGCGTGTTCAAGATGGTGAAGAGCCCGTGGAGTGATGCGCTCTGCTACGACTGCACCGGCGGTCGTCAGCGCTACGAGTGGAAGGCACCCGCGGAGCTGGGCTTGTCCGAGCGATACCTCCTCACCGCGGAAGAGCGAAAGGCGCTCGAGTCATGAGTCACACCGCCTGGAGTCTCGGCAGGTTCTACGTGACCACGACCAAGCAGTACGCCGGAGCCGCGCTCATCGAGGAGTGCACCACCGTCGAGCGCGATGGTCTGCGCCGGCGCGGCACCGGCTACGCGATCCGCCCGCCCTTCATCGTGCATCGGGCGGTGACGGCGCTGGTGGTCGGCATGTGGGACGACCCGGACCACCACAACCCGCTGCCGCAGTGGGAGCGCATGGCGGTCGGTGCGACATGACGGACCCGTACCAGCCGTGGCGTCCCGAGATGGACACCACCGAGCGGCTGCTTCTGATCGGCATGCTGACGCCCAAGGAACGTCTCTACGCGGAGGCGTGCAAGAGGGCTCGGGACGAGCTGTGGCGTCGGCGCTTCCTGCTCAGCAAGCCAGCGCCCAAAGCAGACGATACGGACCATGCGAAATGACGACGACCTGTCCGAGCTGCTGGACGCGTTGGACATCGAAGCCTGGTGCGATGCACAGGGCGTCGACTACATCGCCACGCGTGGGCGCTCGGGCCGGCAGCTGAACATCAGGACCTGCCCCACGTGCGGCAGCGACGGGCACAAGGTCTACCTGAACGCGGACACCGGGCTGGGCAACTGCAACGCCGGGCGACACCCGCCTGGCGAAACCTTTAACAAATGGAAGTTCATCCGGGCGTCGTTGGGCGACGTGTCGGGCCGGCAGGTGGTCGAGCACATTCGGCACTTCGTCAGTTCACGTGGATGGACACCGAAGCGCACGACCACCAAGGTGCAGAAGGCGCCGCAGCTGATCATGCCCGACAGCTATCCGTTGCCGTTCCAGGGGCGCAACATCGCCTACCTCGAAGGACGCGGCATCGACAGTGCGACCGCGGCGTACTTCCACCTGCGCTACTGCCACGAGGGCTACTTCCCGTACGAGTTCGACGGGAAGATGCAGCTGCAGAACCACAGCCAGAGCGTGATCATTCCGGTGTTCGACCTGGACGGCAACATGGTGACCTTCCAGAGCCGCGACATCACCGGGCAGCGTCGGGGCCCCGACGGCGCGCTGAAGAAGTACCTGTTCCCGCCGGGTCTGCCGTCGACGGGAGCGCACCTGTACAACGGCCACAACGTGCGCAACACCTTCCGGGTGGCGGTGGGCGAGGGCGCCTTCGACGTGGCGGCGGTCAAGATCGCGCTCAACAGCGACCGCGGGCTGCGTGACGTCGAGCCGGTGGGCACGTTCGGCAAGCACCTGTCCTGGGGCACCGGTGACAGCCAAGAGATGAAGTTCGTCGAGCTGAAGAACCGCGGCGTGGAGGAAGTCACGTTCATGTGGGACGGTGAGATCCGGGCCACCGACGATGCGATCGACGCCGGGCTGCGTCTGCGAAAGCTGGGCCTGAAGGTGCGGGTTGGAATGCTGCCCAAGGATCGCGACCCCAACGAGGTGAGTGCGTCCGAAGTTGTGAAGACGTTCTATGAGGCAGTGCCGCTGACGATGCAGTCCGCGGTGCTGATCAAGGATCGTCGTCGGAAGATGAACCGCTGACTATACTAAGCCCGCACTTATGTCGATCAAGCTCCACATCTGGTACGCCAAGCACACCACTGGCACCAAGTTCTATCACGTGCTCAGGTTTGTGGGGCCGCAGGGTAGCTTTGCGCTGCGTCATTTTGGTCCGGCAGCGACCTTCACCGGCATGAGCAAGATCTCCATGGGGCAGGTCGAGCTCGATGAGTGGGTGTCAGCCGGCGGCACCGCCGGCATCAAGAAGATCAACGAAAAGCGCAGCGGTGGTTACACCGAAGAAATGGCGAGGGAAGAGCACACGTTCGGCGGTATCGACGAACTCGAGCGCTTCTTCGGGGACCACTTCAACAACAAGGCAAAGATCGCAGCGCGCGAGGTGCTCAGGAAGATGACGGGCTGGCCGGCAACAGCAGCTGCAGCGGCGCCTGTTCCCGAAGAGCCGCCCGCAGAGCCCGAGCGCGAGCATGCAGACGAACCCAAACCCGACGCCTGGGGAAGTTGGTGACCTTGCCTGGTTGTCGCCCGATGTCAGGGCGACGGCCGAGTGGGTGACCAATGAGGTGAAGTTCCAAGCGCGCCAAGTGATCGCGCGCATGATTCATGAAATCGCTCAGCGCAAGGAAGTGCTGGGCAACGACGAGTATGGGAGCTGGTGAGAGCCATGAACGATAAGTCACCGATGACTTCGAGCCAGGTCGTGGACGCGATCGCACAGATCGCCGGGACGTCCTCCACCAAGGCGAAGCAGGAGCTGTTGGCCGGCTTCATGCAAGACCCGACCTTCAAGCGCGTCGCGATCGCCGCGTACGACGTCGGCACCACGTACGGCATCGCGGACAAGACGCTTGCGGGCATCCACGTCGCCGGCAGCGCGCCCGGGCGTGACTTCGATGACGGCACCTGGGCGCTGCTCGATGGACTCGCGAGGCGCGTGATCACCGGGCACGAGGCGGTGAATGCGATCTCCACGCAGCTGCAGGAACTGAACGTTCAATCGTCGGGCCTGCTGCGCCAGATCCTGCTGCAGGACCTGCGCGCCGGCTTCACCGACACCATGATCAACAAGGTGGCGCCGGGCTCGATCGCCGAGTACCCGTACATGCGCTGCAGCCTGCCCGACAAGTCCAACATGGACAAGTGGGACTGGTCGAAGGGCGTCATCAGCCAGGAGAAGGCTGACGGCATGTTCTGCAACGCGAACTGCGACGCCCAGGGCTACGTGTGGCTGACCACCCGTCAGGGCTCGCCCTTCCCGCGCGAAGCGATGGGCGTGCTGATCGGCTACATGGAGACGCTGCTGCAGCGCGACACCCAGACGCACGGCGAGCTGCTGGTGTTCCGCGACGGCGCGATCCTGCCCCGCGAGGTGGGCAACGGCATCCTCAACAAGGTGCTCAAGGGCGGCGAGCTCGAGCCCGGCTGCGTCGTGCGGTTCTTCGCCTGGGACAACATCCCGTTGGCGGCGGTCAAGCCCAAGGGCAAGGACGAGCGCCCGTACAAGCTGCGCCTGGCGACACTGCTGAACCACCTGTGCAAGCAGATCCCTGACGGGGATGCGCGCCTCGCAGCGCCGGTGCGCGTGATCGACACCCGCATCGTGCGCAGCCTCGCGGACGCAAAGGCGCACGCCCGCGAGCTGCAGCGCCAGGACAAGGAAGGGACGATCGTCAGCAACCCGGACGCCCCGTGGAGGGACGGCACGTCCAAGGACAAGGTCAAGCTCAAGGTCGAGGCCGACTGCGAGCTGATCGTGATTGCGAAGACCGAGGGCAAGGGCAAGAACGCCGACACGTTCGGCGCGCTGACCTGTCGCAGCGCCTGTGGGCTGCTGCAAGTCGACGTGCCGGTGCCCGACCCCAAGGACCGCAAGGCGCTGCACGAGGACCCGACCACCATCGGCTCGATCATCACCACGCGCTTCAACGACATCATGGAACCGACCAAGGAAGGCGCGCTGCATTCCCTGTTCCTGCCTCGCTTCACCGAGCGCCGGCTGGACAAGTCCGAGGCGGACTCACTCGCCCGCATCCGTGAAGCCTTCAAGGCTGCTGTGGAGTTCGCATGATCGACGAGCGCTCCATCCCTGACATCCGTCAGGCACACCCAATGCCCTGGCAGGTGCGTATGACGCCCCAGCCTGGTCGGGTCACCATCGTCGACGCGATGGGCGTGATGGTGCCCCTGCCGGCCATGCTGAAGGTCCTGCACATCGTCACGCACCACTGGGCTGCTGAAAAGGCATCAGGTCAACAAGGAGGACAGGCATGAACCGCACCGTCGTCACCATCACCGGGCCCAGCGCCTCGGGCAAGAGCGTGCTGGAAGCGGCCCTGTACAAGCCCCCGGGCAGCATCTTCGACCGGGTGATCTCCCACACCACGCGGGCGCCGCGCGCCGGCGAAGTCGACGGTGTCCACTACCACTTTGTCACCCGCGAGCGGTTTGAGCAGCTGCGCGCAGAGCGCAAGCTGATCAACGTCACCGTGCACGGCACCAACCTGTACGGCTCGCACGTCGACGAGTTCGAACGCATTTTCGCCCAGCAGAAGATCGCCATCCTGGTGTGCGATCCCGAGGGCAAGAACACGGTCGAGAAGCACGCCGACACGGTGGGCTGGCTGTCCATGTCCGTGTTCGTCACGAACCCGCCCAGCGTGCGCTACGAGCGCCTGCTGAACCGCTTCATCGACGACATCGCCCAGCTGGAGCTCGGTGGCGAGGCGTTCCAGCAGCGCAAGCAACAGTTCGCCGAGCGCCTGGCGATCACGTCCGAGGTCGAGTCCGCCTGGTGCGACGACGCCTGGCAGTACGACATCCAGATCGACGCCTTCAACGAGAAGAACACGACCGCGGTCCTCACGCTCGTCTCGGCGGAGGCGCTGAACCGCGCGATGCGCGGGCCCGTGGTCTCGATGAACGCGTGGGCGAACGCTCGGCGCATGACAAGGAGCCAGAAATGAAGGTGACCGTCGAACTGCGCCCGTTCCAGGTGCCCGAGTATGTCGTCATGAAGATGCCGCCTGGACGGCGGGAAAAGGGTATGACCGAGGTGCCGAAGTTCCCGTTGGGCGAGCTGGGCGCCGAGGTGCTGGAGCAGCTGTGCATCCAGTTCCGCAAGGATGTGTTCGAGGCAGCAGGCAAGAAGCCTCCGTCGGGAGACGACTGGAAGCTCTGATACGATCCCTCCATCGGAGGGGTCATGTCCGACTTCTTGACACGGCTGCGCAATGTTCGGCCGGTCTTCACGGTGGGCGATTTGGTCGAAGGTCTCGGCTTCATGGAAGAAGCCGAGCGTAGTGCTGTCCTGTTCGGCATGGAACAGCAGCTCACTGCCAACCAGGTGACCGAGATGACTCATCGGCTCGCGATGCAGCTGCCCCTGACTCCGCTGTCACGCGAGATCATCTTTCAGCAAGCGCGTCACATCCGCCTCGACCACCTGTTCTGGATCGAGCTGCAGGGTGGGGTGGTGGCGCCCATCACGGGGCTGGATCTCGCGGTGCGTCAGGCGTTCGCGGGCATGAGCTGGGACGACCTGCAGCTGGCCTATCGGTCGATGGCGATGATCGACCACGACGCGGACTACCGTGACTTCCTCTCAGTGGCGAGGGCAGAGGGTTTGATCCACTAGCTCACGTGATGAGCTAGTCATCTGCAACCATTTGCAGATGGAACAAACAAAAAGAAAGCCCGCTCAAGGCGGGCTCGGGAGGATCAAGCAAGGGTCAAGCAGCCTTCTTGTTCGGTGGACGCTTGTCGTACGCTGCAACCGAGGCTTCCGCCTTCGCATGGTCGCGACTCGCAATCTCGGCCAGCGCAGCGCCCAGGGCTTGTCGGTTCTCGGCGATGCCCAAGTCGATCGGCATGTTCTTCGTTTCCTTGCGCAGGAACTTGATCAGCGCAAGCTCGTCGGCAGTGACGAACTTCTCGGTGCCGAAGATCTGCTCGAGCGCCTCCCAGGTTTCGGGCATGTACTCGCTCATGACCAGGCGCATCATGAACGCCGGATCGACGCCCAGTGCTTTGGCGAACACACCGACCTTTGGCAAGGGCACCTTGGTCAGCCCCTTCTTGAACATCGTGATGATGTTCGCGTTCGGGTAGCCGATCTCATCGGCGATTTCTTTTTGCGAGCGACCACAGATGGCTACCTGCTGCTCGATGTACTGTGCGACAGAGAGTCTTGACTTGACCATTGCGGCCCTCCTACATCTGGGGCAGACGGCCCCTTGTTTAAAAACGGATGCGTTGCTCGTAAGCATCGCTTGACGGGGATCAGTATACCCAAGTAGGTAAGCGGTTAGTCAATGTTCATCTCCCTAGTCTGTGTCACGTGAGCTAGTTGTCGTTTCTTCTAGTAGGTTTGAAAGGGGCAGTGTCTATACTGCATAACCGAGGGGTTACTTAGTCCAAGTCGAGAAAGGTAGCAGCAATGTTGGTGAAGGTCGGGCACGATGCCGCTGTGCAGATCGCGAGTGAACTTCAGGTTCACGAGAGTGAAGATCTCGGCAGCGCCCAGGTGATGGTGGGCAGCCATCCCGCCCTCGGCACGATCACGCTGGTGATCAACGCCGCCGGAGAGTCATGCTACAGACAGTCGTAGCAAATAACTGCACACTTACTTCGCCTGTCGTTTGGGCGAACCATGGGTCCGGGGTGCGCCAGCGTCCCGGGCCCATTCTCCTGTCTGTCGATTACTTATGTCATGGGTGACGAATGAGGAATTTCAATAGTCGCGTCGTGGTCATGCGTGAGGCGATCACCAAGATCGTCCCGCTGCTGTCCAAGAAGGCGGTCGCGGTCACCATGCGGGGCATGCGTGCCTTCGTCGAGTACGACCCGAACAGCGGTCGGCCCGTCCGGGTCAACCTGCCGTACCTCCCGGACGACGCCAGCGAAGAGCTGATGAATGCCGTGCAGGGCTTCTTGGACCACGAGGTGGGCCACATTCTGTTCACCGACCCGCGGGCGCTCGCGGAAGCTGCCAAGCACGGCGAAGAGGTCGCCTCGATGCACAACATCGTCGAGGACACCTTCGTCGAGCGGCGCATGCACGAGCAGTTCCAGGGCAGCGCGTACAACCTGGCGAACGTCTCGCGCTTCTTCCTGAAGAACATGGTGCAGCCGAAGCTGACCGTGGCGAAGACCGAGGGCGACCAGAAGGCTGTCATGTCGCAGCTGATCGTGCCCGCGGTGCGAGCCTGGGCGGGCCAGCGCGACTTCGAGGCGTTCATGGACGACAAGTGGGATGACGTGATGAAGTTCCGGCAGCTCGTCGGCGACGATCTGATCGAGCGCATCCCGGAGTGCAAGAACTCCATGGAGTGCCTGGAGCTGGCACGGGAGATCACCAAGCGCATCTCCGAGGGCGGGGTGAAGCCCCCGCCTCCGCCTCCGCCGCCCCAGGAGGGCGGTGAGGGCAAGGGCGACGGCTCGAGCAGCGGTCAGGGCAAAGACGACGGCAAGGGCGACGGCAAGCAGCAAGAGCCCGGTGGCAAGGGCGAGGAACAAGCCAAGGGCAAGGCGGAGAAGGGTGACGGCAAGGAGAAGGGCGAGGAGAAGCCGGGCGAGCACGGCAACGCCCACGTCGAGGAGCAGCACTCGCACGCCGAGGAGACGATGGCGGCGCTGCGCGACACCGCCGACTTCGACGCGTCGGTCGCTGAAGCGCTGACCGCCCGCGCCGAGAAGGAGTCGCACAACAGCGAGTACCTGGTGTTCACCCGCGACGACGACAAGGTCGAGCCGATGACCTACAGCAAGGCGGCGGTCGACGAGATCCCGAAGATGCAGGCCCGCGTGGACGGCATGATCGGGCTGCTCGCCAAGGACATCCAGCGCATGGTCGAAGCACGCAGTGCCGCGGTCTGGACGGGCGGGCACCGCTCCGGTCGCCTGAATGGTGCGGCGCTCATGCGCAGCCAGTTCAACCGGGTGGACCTGTTCCGTCGCAAGCAGGAGAACCACACCAAGGATGTCGCCGTGTCGATCGTCATGGACATCAGCGGATCCATGCGGCAGTACCAGAAGCTCACCACCGCCGTCGACACCTGCTACGCGCTGTCGTCGGTGCTGGATCGTCTGGGGATCGACCACGAGGTCTCCGGCTTCACGACCCGCTCCTTCAGCCAGAAGGTGCTGGACGACCTGCATAAGGACCCGCGCTGCCACGACTACGCCCGTCACGAGGCGTTGATGATCCCGATCTTCAAGGCGTTCGACGAGCGCATGGGCACGGACATCAGGGCGCGTCTGCTCGAAGCGACGATCGCCCCGCTGTGCCGTGCGAACGTCGACGGCGAGTCCATCCTGCTCGCGTCCGTGCGTCTTGCCCAGCGCCGTGAAGCGCGCAAGATCATGATCGTGCTGAGCGATGGGCGCCCAGCCGTCAACGGGGGCTCGGGCGACCTGGACAAGCACCTGAAGGCGGTCGTGAAGAACATCCAGGCGCGCAAGATCGACATCGTGGGTCTCGGCATCATGGACGAGTCGGTCTCCAAGTTCTATCCGAAGCACGTGGTGATGAAGTCGGTCGCTGACCTGCCGACGGTGGTGATGGGCCAGCTGAAGAAGTTCCTGGTCCAATAACCAACGTAAGTCACCGGTTATTAAGCAGCGCCGGACGTTCCGGGCTACAGTTCAATTCGTCAGCGGGGTTGTCCCGCACCAACGCAAGGGGATTCATGGACACGATCAAGTGCGAGATCTGCGGCGCGGAGGGTATCCACGCGATGCCGTTGCACCTCAAGGATGCGCATCCCGATGTCTCGATCGAGCAGTACATCAAGCGCTTCCCGGACGCGCCGGTCTTCAGCGAGGCAGCCAAGCTGCAGCTGGAGAAGAAGGGCCTGAGCCCGCAACAGGCGATCCAGCGTCCGCTGGTCGCGAATCACGCCCAAGCCGCGAACGTGGTCCACATGCCCGTCTCGCCGGCGCCCGCAGCACTGCCCACCAAGCAGCCGCTGCACCAACTGTTCAACCTCGCCGACACGCCGGCGGTGCGCAACAGTCGCGGTGACCCGATCTCTGTGACGGTGTTCGCGCCGTCGCACGAGCACGCGTCGTTCGTGCCGCCCACCGACGACGGGCACGTCTGGAACGAGGAAGACCTGAAGAACGAGCTGATGGCGCTCGAGCTCAACATGCCGCTGTACCTGTACGGGCACAAGGGCACCTCCAAGACCACTGACCTGAAGCAGATCTGCGCCCGCACACGCCGCCCCCTGGTGCGTGTGCAGCACACCATCAACACCGAAGAGGCCCACATCGTGGGTCAGTGGACGGTGCAGAACGGGCAGACCGTCTTCGAGCTGGGGCCCCTGCCGCTGGCGATGCTGCACGGGTGGGCGTACCTGGCCGACGAGTACGACTTCGCGCTCGCGTCGGTGCTGTCGGTGTACCAGCCGGTGCTCGAGGGCGACGCGCTGTTCATCAAGGAAGCGCCGGCTGCGATGCGCCTGATCAAGCCCCACCCCAACTTCCGCTTCCTCGCCACCGGGAACACCAACGGAACCGGTGACGACACGGGCCTGTACCAGGGCACCTCGGTGCAGAACGCTGCCAACTACGACCGCTTCCAGGTCGTGATCCACAAGCAGTACCTGCCGGAGGACAAGGAAACCACGATCGTGGTCAACCGCAGCGGCATCCACGAGCGCGAGGCGAAGAAGCTGGTCAAGTTCGCCAACGACATTCGTCGTGAGTACGACGCCGGCAAGATCGGCGACACCCTTTCCACGCGCACGCTGGTCACGATCAGCAACATCGGGCTGCGCCGCGCGAACATGAAGCTCGGCATCCAGCTGGGCTTTTCCAACAAGCTGTCCAAGGTGGACCGCGCTACCGTCGACCAAGTCGCACAACGCCTCTACGCATAAGTCACCCATGAGTAACGTCCCTCGCAACCGCAGCCTGCGCTTCGAAGATCACGCCGGCATCATGAACAAGCTGGCGAAGATGTTCTTCGCTCGCATGATGGCCGCGCAGATCCATTCCGCCACGTACGACGAGATCATGGGCGAGCTGTCGCTCGCCTTCGTCAAGGCGGCGAAGGGCTACAACCCGGACGCCGGCTTCACCTTCACGGCGTTCCTCGAGCGCTGCTGCCTGAACCACTGCAACAAGTGGGCGAGCAAGCTCATCAAGGAGCAGTACGGCAGCGACCGCGCCATTGACTTCCACGAGGCAGCGCTCGGGCACATGGGCCTGGGCTACGTCAGCGTTCACGACATGGAGACCGAGGACGGCGAGGACCCGGACTTCTACTCGTCCATCGAGGACGACACCTTCGCCCGGCCCGACGACGTGGCGGACGCTGCGATGACGCTCAAGTCGATCATCGGCGACGCGACGCTGCTGCCCGAGACGCGCGTCTATGTCGCGCTGCTCGCGAACCCGCACACTCAAGTTTCCGAGGAGGTGCGCAACCGCATCCGCCGCAATGCCGCCAAGGTGCGCGAACAGGTCACCAAGCGCTGGGGCGTCGAGCTTCCCTTCGTCCGCGTATGACCGAGCAGGAGGCCAAGGACCTGAAGCGGTTCAAGCATTGCTGCACCTGTGGTGGGTATGCCTGGCCGATGAACGGTCGGCCCAAGGAGCAGCCGCACATGCGCTGGTGCCCGCAGTACGAGGAGTACGGCGAATGGTGGCGCGCATTGCATCCCGAGGTGAAGCCAGATGACTGATCGCGGCTGCTACGGTTTGCCGTCCGTCTACAGCCACACGTCGACGACGTGCCAGGGGTGCGTCGTGCGCGCGTCCTGCAAGGACAAGGCGCTGTCCATCCTGCAGCTGGCGCGCGGCGCGATCAAGGTTGACGACCTGATCGACGGCTACCGTCTGAGCTACGCGGGCATGGACACGCCGCCTCGCACCCTGGCACCCGAGCAGCAAGCGCGCGTCATCACCGCACCCAGCAAGCTGCGGCGCCGGCTCGAGAACCTGATGCTGGCCGGCTTCGACCGTGTCGCCGCGGTCGCCTTCGGGCAGGGCGAGAACCCCTTCCGCGAGGACGGCGCCAAGCATCTGCGCCTGGTCGGAGACAGTCTGCTGCAGGGCAGGGTGGCCAAGGCTGATCTGCGTCAGGCGTTCCAGCACCAGTTCGGGTGGAGCGCTGCCACTGCGGCGAGCGAGGTGAGCAACGCCGTCGCGACCCTCTCAGGATTGGACCTGATCAACGAAACCCGCTCGTACATCGAGCTACGAACATGATCCTGGCATGACCATCAACCACGCCCTCGCCATCCGCAGCGACTTCTCCATCGGGGAGGCTAGTCTGCAGGTTGGCAAGATCGTCGAGCGCGCGAAGGAGCTCGGCTTCGAGTCCGTCGCCCTGGTCGACACCATGTCGGTCTCCGGGATGCCCGACCTCGCCAGCAAGGCGAAGAAGGCGGGCATCAAGCCCATCATCGGCTGCACGCTGCGCGTGTACGACGACTCGACCTGGCGCAAGCCCAAGAAAGGTGAGACGGGCCCGACCACCAACCCGATGCACACCCTGAAGGTGTACGTACACACCGAGGACGGGCTGCGCCAGCTGTACAAGCTGCTCACGCTCGCCAACGACGAGGCGCACTTCTACTACAACGCCCGCGTCAGCTTCCAGGAGGTGCTGGATCACCTGCAGCCCGGCGACATCTCGGTCAGCACCGGCGACTTCTACGGGTTGTTCCACCACCCGGACTACTTCAGCCGCTGCACCTATCTGGTCGACCACTTCAAGACGCTGTGGCTGGAGGTGTCGGCGATCGACACGCCCCTGTTCGACACGCTGAACCTGCGTGCCAAGCACGTCTACGACAGCCTGTCGGGCACCAGGCCGCTGATGACCTACCCGGCGCTCTACCCCGAGGGCCAGGCGGACAGCGCGGACGTGCTGCGCGCGATCACGAGCAACAACAAGATGACGGACCCGTGGTTGCAGGTGCCGTACATCCGCGACTTCGAGCTCGCCACGCCCATGTCGCTGATGCAGCACGCCAAGAAGGTGATCGAGCGCGGCGATCTGCCCAGCGAGTTCATCAAGGAGGCGATCCGCAACGTGCCGGTGTTCGCGTCCCAGGACTTCTACGCTTTCGAGAAGAAGCCGCCGTCGCTGCCCGTGATGGCGCCCGACGAGTTCGTCGCGCTGGTCGACGAGTGCAAGAAGGGCTGGCACGAGCGCTTCCAACACGACGTGCTGGGGCACTGCCCCACAGGCGTCGACCGCAACACCGTCTACCGCCAGCGCCTGGCGTACGAGCTGGAGACCATCCGCAAGATGGGCTTCAGCGGCTACTTCCTGCTGGTGCAGGAGATCGTGCGCTGGTCCAAGGACAACGGCATCATGGTCGGGCCAGGTCGGGGCTCGGTAGGCGGCTCGCTGATCGCCTACCTGATGGGCATCACCGACGTCGACCCAATCCGCTTCAACCTCCTGTTCGAGCGGTTCATCAACCCCGACCGGGTGGACTTGCCTGACGCCGACCTGGACTTCATGTCCACCCGCCGGCAGGAGGTGATCGAGCACATCGAGCAGCGCTACGGCAAGGAGAACGTCGCCGGCATCAGCAACTACTCCCGTCTGGGTCCCGCGTCCGCCATGCGCGACGTCGGCCGGGTGTTCGGGCTGGACCTGCTGGAGCTGCATGCATCCAAGCAGACCGAGAAGGAGCACGGGGAACAGGTGCCACTCGCGGAGTCCGCGGAGAACGTCCCCGACATCGCCAAGTTCCGGGACAAGCATCCGACCGTCTGGAAGCACGCGCTAGCGCTGTCGCCCGAGACGCGCTCGGATTCCGGGTGCCTGCGATCGCTGGGGCGTCACGCCGCCGGTGTGGTGGTTGCCGGCGAGCCGGTCGTCAACCGGGCAGTCGTCGAGACCCGCAGCGGGGGCCAGGTGGTCAACTGGGACAAGCGCACGGTCGAGGATCACGGCTTGATCAAGATGGACATCCTGGGTCTGTCGACCCTGGACATCCTGCAGCTGTGCGCCAACTACATCAAGGAGCGGCACTTCAAGACGGTCGACTTCATGCGCCTGCCGCTGGACGACGAGCGTGTGCTGAAGGCGTTCGCCCGGGGCGAGACGGTGGGCGTGTTCCAGTACGAGTCGGGGGGCATGCGCAAGCTGCTGACCCAGCTCGCCGAGGGCGGGCCCCTGACGTTCGAGGACCTGGTTGCCGTGACCGCACTGTTCCGCCCGGGCCCGCTGGATGCGGGCATGTGCGACGACTACGTGGCGATCAAGCAGGGCACCAAGACCCCGTACTACGAGCACCCCAACGTGCGCGCCGCGCTCGAGCCCACCATGGGCGTCATCATCTACCAAGAGCAGGTGATGCAGATCTGCCGCGACGTGTCGGGCTTCACGATGACCGAAGCCGACCACGTGCGCAAAGCGATGGGCAAGAAGGACAAGGACAAGATGGCGGAGTGGGGCGAGAAGTTCGTCCAGGGCGCCGCCACCGTGTCGGGCATGGGCGAGTTCCAGGCGAAGGCGCTGTGGGAGAAGCTCGCGGGCTTCGCCGCCTACGGTTTCAACCGCTCGCACGCGGTGGAGTACGCCGTCATCAGCTGGTGGTCGATGTGGTGCAAAGTTAACTACCCCGCCGAGTTCTTCGCAGCGGCGATGTCCACCGTCGACAAGGACGACAAGCTCTCGACCCTGATGCTCGACGCGCGCCGCTGTCACATCGAGGTGCTGCCGCCGGACATCAACCTGTCGACCAACCGCATCGAGATCCGCGGCGAGCGCGAGCTCATCGCCCCGTTCCAGGCGGTCAAGGGCATCAGCGAGAACGCCAGCAAGGCGATCATGCACCTGCGCGGCCTGGCCGGCGGGAAGTTCGACAACATGGCGCAGCTCGAAGCGCTGGTGACCGCCAACAAGATGGGCGCCAAGTGCAACAAGACCCACCGCGAGCGCCTGGAGAAGGTGGGTGCCTTCCACTCCACGGACGGTGGCCCCGCACCGACGCACGAGGATCGCCTGAAGGACCGGCTCGACCTGATGCCGGGCTTCACCGTCGACACCGTGAAGGCGACCCGTGCGATCGTCGCGGATACCTACGTGATGAGCAAGATGATCCGTCTGCACGAGGACGCGAAGATCTGCACTGCCTGCTCGCTGGCCGGGCACAAGCACGTGGCTTCGCGCACGGGCAGGACACCGAAGTTCATGGTGGTCTTCGACAGCCCGAGCTACGCCGAGGACAAGGCGGAGAAGATGTTCGAGGGTGACATGGCCGACTACTTCAAGGCAGCACTCAAGGACGCCGGCGTGTCGCTCAACGACGGGCACTACACGGCGCTCGTGCGCGCCATGAAGCCCAAGGGGGCGAAGACGCTGACCACCGAGCAGATCAACGGCTGCAGCAACTTCCTGCTGCAGGAGATCGACCTGCTCAAGCCACCGGTGATCGTGGCGATGGGCTCCGCGGCGGTGAAGTTCTTTGCGCCAGGGATCAAGGGCAATCCTTCCGAACTGATCGGGAAGGTGGTGTTTGACTCGAAGCGGGATGCGTCGATCGTCTTCGGGCTGAACCCGGGCCAGGTCTTCCATGACCCCGCGAAGGTCGCGCTGCTCGAGACCGTGGCGCGCAAGATCGCTGACCTGATCGTATAAGTAACCCGTGACTATACTGTACCGACTCGAAAGGACCCCATGAGCGACCAATCCATCTCCCTCGAAGAACTGCAGAACGCACTCGCCGACCTGCCCACCGACCCTGCGCCGGTGCCGCGTTCGGGCCCGCTCGATCTGAAGGCGTTCGTCGACCCGGCGCAGCTGCGCAAGGACGTGGACGTCGACATGACGGACCTGGACAACGAGGTCCGCCGGCAGTCCGCGACCTACCTGTTCTACGCCCAGCGCGCCTCGATGGCGAAGGCCCAGGCGGCGCGCACCAAGGCATCCGCCGAGATCATCGAGTCCAAGCTCTACGCCCTGCACCGGCAGCGCCTGATCGACGAGGGCGGCAAGGTCACCGAGGCGGTGGTCGACGCCGCGGTCAAGAACGACCGGCGCTACTACGAGATGAAGCAGAAGCTCGTCGACGCCAACCTGCACGCGGACCTGGCGCGCGACGCCGCCGTCTCGATGGAGCAGCGCAAGGACATGCTGGTGCAGCTGACCGCCGACCGTCGCAAGGAACGCGAGGGCGAGCTGCGCATGGGCGTCGCCAAGGATGCGGTCGAGACCATGCGCAAGGACGTGCTCCAGCACCTGGCCGCACAAGTGGTTCCCGCCTGATTGCGGCATTTTGCCGTAAGTAAGCGGTGAGCTATACTTCAACCGTCCATCTTTGATGGATTCCAACCCCTGAAACCTGAACTGAGCACCTGAAACCATGACGACCAACGCTCTCCTGGCCCTCATCGCTGCGCGCAAAGCAGCGTCCAACCGTGGTGACACGGAAAAGCCCCCGATGGGGCGCAGCCGCTGGCGCATCCTCCCGGGCTGGCGCAACCCCGCGAAAGCTCCCGCGAACCTCGACGACGCCGGCAAGGCCGAGTGGGCGGCGCAGTTCTTCCACGACTTCGGTCAGCACTTCGTCAAGGACGCCTCCAACCAGGTCAAGGCGGTCTACCCCTGCGTGGACAAGATCTTCGGTCGTCCGTGCCAGATCTGCGACGAGATCTCCCGCGGCATCGTCGCGTCCCAGGACGACGTGACCAAGAAGCGCCTCGAAGACGCGAAGGCAGCCGGCCGCGTGCTGGTCAACGCCGTGCGTCTGGACGGCCCGGGCGGACACAAGGTCGTCGTGCTGGAGCTCGCCCCGAGCGCCTTCAACGGCAAGAAGGGTGTCGGCGGCGTCCTGTCGCTGTTCCAGGACTGGCCCAACCTGCTCGACTGGGACCTGGGCAACGACATCATCATCGAGCGCGCCGGCCAGGGCAAGGACACGACCTACGGCATCAGCGCGGTGCCGCCCTCGGTCAAGCTCGACAAGGCGTCGCTCATCGGTCAGCTGACCGACCTGGACGCCTACGTTCAGCGCGAGGAGAACGCCGGCGCCCAGCGTGCGCTCGCTGCGGTCGGTGCCATCAGTGGTCTGCTGCCGGCCCCGACGCGCCCCGCGCTGACGCAAGCAGCTGCCGCTGCGTTCGCCCCGGCGCCGCAGACCGCCCAGGTGCTCAACGACATCCCGGACTTCCCGAGCAACGCCGCCCCGAACCCGTTCGAGCCGGCGCCGGCGGTCGCCCCCGCACCGGTTGCCCCGGTCGCGATGCCCACGGTGACCCAGGTCGCGCCGGCCCCGGTGGCTCCGCAGCCCGTCGCTGCGCCCGCGGCGAACCCGCTGGCGGGCATTTCGCCCGAGCAGCTGGCCGCGATGATGGCGCTGCTCCAGCAGCAGCAGGGCGCCGCGCCCACCGCAACGGTGGCTGCTCCGGTCGCTCCGGCACCGGTCGCTGCGCCCGTGCAAGCTCCGGCGCCCGCTTCCAGCGGCATGTCGCTGGAAGACATGCTCAAGGATCTTCCCTGATCCACTGATCCCTGTGTGCGAGTGAGGGGCGAGGCGAGGTGCGACGCCTCCCTCGCCCTTATTTTTCGACCCCAAGGGAGCAGCATGAGCAAGATGCTCAACATCGTCGACGGCAACGCCATCGCGAACGCAATGCACAACGGCACGGTGTTGACCACCGGGCCCCACCAGACCCAGGCGATCTTCGGCATGGCGCGCAAGATGCGCGAGATCAAGTGCGACTACGACGCGTCCGTCGTCGTCCTGTGGGACGGCAAGCCGAAGGAACGGTTTGAGGTGTTCCCCGAGTACAAGGCGAACCGCGAGGAGAAGGAGCGCACCGACCCGGAGCACGCCGCGTCGCGTGCCGCCTACCGCGCCCAGATGCCGATCATTCGCAAGATGATCGAGCTGATGGGCATCGTGCAGATGGTGCACCCCCACAAGGAAGCCGATGACCTGGCGGGCTACCTCGTGCATCGCATGCCCACGCGTCGGATTCGTCTGTACACGGGCGACACCGACTGGCTGCAGCTGGTGCGCAACAAGCACATCGACTGGTACGACAACCGGTACGACGGCAAGCTGATCACCTTCGACACCTTCCACCCGTGCACGGGCTTCGCGAACGCCGATGAGTACCTGGAAGGCAAGGTGCTGCAGGGCGACGTGTCCGACAACATCCCGGGCGTGCCCGACATGGGGCCGAAGAACGCGGCAGCGTTCATCGCTGAGCACCGGTCGCTGGAGGCGTTCTGGCGCAAGGTCGACGACGGCAGCTACACGCCCAAGGCGCGCAAGAGCAAGACCGCGAAAACGCTGCATCCCGAGCAGATCGTTGCCTCGCCCGAGGGGCGCCAGCAGCTGCAGCTGAACATGAAGCTGATGGACCTGCGCAACCCGGTGTTCGACGCCAGCGAGGTGGTCACCGTCAAGGGCAAGTTCGACGCCGAGAACCTGCGGCTGCTCTTCGCCCGACTGGGTTTTGCCTCCATCACCCGCAACTTTGCCGAGTGGTCGGCGCCCTTCGAGGAACCGAAGAGCCTTCCCCTCGCTGCATGACCATACTGAAACGAGAGAACGCAACATGACGAACCCGTCTGCCCTCGCCCTTGCCAGCCAGCTCGAGAAGGAGCTCGGCAAGGACGACGTGAACATGGACATCAAGGGATACCTCGACACGGGGTATCCGCCGCTGAACGAGCGGCTGTCGGGTGATCCCGACCTGGGCCTGCCCTACGGTCGCATCGTCGAGATCTTCGGCGAGTCCGGGACGGGCAAGACCGCCTTCGCCGTCGACATGATCATCGCCGCCCAGAAGGCAGGCGGCTGCGGTGGGTTGTTCGACCACGAGCACGCGTTCAACATCAACCTGGCGGTGGGCAAGGGCCTGAACCCGGCGGCGCCGTACTTCATCCACCGCAAGCCCGAGACCTGGGAGGACTCCAACAGCATGGCGATCCGTGCTGCGCGGATGATTCGCGAAAGCAAGGTGATCCCCGACAGCGCGCCCATCGTCTGGGTGTTCGACTCGGTCGCCGCGATGGTGCCGCAGTCGATGCTCTACGACAGCAAGGGCAAGCGGCGCGACATCGACTCGCTGACGATGAACGACACGTCGGCGCTGTCGCGCGTCTCGTCGACCACGCTCAAGATCATCAACGCCGAGATGGCGCGGCTGAACGTCATCACGATCTACCTGAACCAGGTCCGCACCAAGATCGGCATCGTCTGGGGCGACCCGACCACCACGCCGGGCGGCGCCGCGTTCGAGTTCTACGCGACGACGCGTCTGCAGCTGCGTCGCAAGCTGGTCAAGGAAGGCGAGGACAAGCGTGTCACCGGCCAGATCGTCACCTTCCACACGAAGAAGAACCGCATGGAGCGGCCCTTCCAGGACATCGACCTGCTGCTGACGTTCCCCGAGGACGGCGGCGCCTACTTCGATCGCGAGACGAGCCTGCTGGGCCTGCTGCTGGAGCAGGGTAAGCTCACCGTGCGCAACGCCGGCAGCAAGGGCAAGCTGCTCGTCTGGGACGGCAATGAGTACCCGTTGAAGACCTTCATCGACAAGGTCAGGGCCGACGGGCTGTTCCCGAAGATGGTCGAGCTCTACAAGGCTCCCGTGTCGGCTGCGCCCGCTGCCTCATCGGCGGCGGAGACAGCTGCTGCCGCTCTCGCAACGCTCTGAGGGGTGCGTCCATGCGATTTCCGGTTCCATTCCTGACCTTCACGCACCGGGACGGCCTCGACCTTCCCGCGTTCAACACCATCCGCCTGGGCAGGGCGTGGTTCAAGCGGCTGAAGAAAGGGGACCGGATCCTGCTGGCGCACAAGCACGAGATCCTGTGCAGCGCGCGGGTGGTGATGCTGGCGTGCGGCCCGGTGCACAAGATGCTGGCAGAGCACGCGGTCTTCAACCACCGCGAGCTCGCGCTGGCTGCCCAGCAGCGCACCGACTACGCGCCCGACCAGGCACCGGCGCGGCGCCTCGAAAGCATGCGGCGCAACTACGGGCCCGCCAAGGTCACCGACACGTCGCACATCACGGTGATCGGGCTCAAGCTGATCAAGGTGAGGTCGAGCGGCTGAGCTACAACCAGGGCCAAAGAAGTAACGGTCCACTGACTATACTTCGGAGGTCCTAACGATGCTGGAAGCAGCGATCGTGTGCTTGGCACACAACGTGTTCTTTGAGGCGCGCGGAGAAACAGTCCTGGGGCAGTACGCGGTGGCGCAAGTCACGCTGCGACGAGCCGGCGGGGACCCGCGCAGGGTGTGTCGCGAGGTGTATCGATCGCACCAGTTCAGCTGGACGCTCGAGCCCAGGCGCAACCCACGCAAGGTGGATCAGATCGCCTACGAGAACGCCCGACGCATCGCCCGGGTCGTGCTCACCGGGCGGATGCCGATGGACTTCAGCCGCGGGGCGACGCACTACCACGCCGTGACGGTGCGCCCATACTGGTCGACAGTGATGATCCGCACGACGCGTGTCGGGCGGCACTTGTTCTACGCATAGGGGTAAGTAAGCAATGACGAAACCATGGGTCCTGTGCGCCGATGTCCATGCGCACAACTGGTCGGCGTTCTCGAGCGTCGATGCGGACGGCAAGAACACCCGCCTGGTCGGGCTGCTGGGTGAGCTGACGCGCGCCGCCAGGATGGTCGATGGCGGCAAGATGGTCATTGCCGGTGATATGTTCCACGTCCGTGGGCAGATCGCGCCGAGCGTGCTCAACCCGACACGTGATGCCCTGCATGACATCGTGAATGACCGCGACGGCAGACTCGGCACGGGCTGCTACATCCTTGCGGGAAATCACGACCTGGAGGGCAAGCACAGCGATCGCCTGGGCAGCGCGATCACGGCCCTCGAGGGCAACTGCAGGGTCTTCAACAAGTTCGACTTGATCTACGACCTGAAGGCTGCCGTCATGCCCTGGCACGATTCGGTCGCTGACCTGAAGGAACGCCTGCAGAAGCTGCCCGACTACATCAACGGTCACTCCGGTTGCAAGGCGCGCGGCATCACCCACGATCAGGTGGATCTGATCATCCACGCGCCCATCAACGGCGTGATCATGGGCATCCCGGATCACGGGCTCGAGCCGCAGTGGCTCGCGGACCTGGGCTTCAAGCGGGTGTTCGGCGGCCACTACCACAACCACAAGTCGTTCTGCGACGGCAAGGTGTTCAGCATCGGCGCGCTGGCGCACCACACCTGGAGCGACGTCGGCTCGCTCGCGGGCTTTCTCATCGTCCACGATGACCGGGTCGAGCACGTCGAGTCGGAACTGCCGAAGTTCGTCGACCTGGAAGCCGGCGACACCGACCACATCGGCATCAAGGTGAAGGGCAACTACGTCCGCGCCAAGCTCAACTCGTCCAAGGTCGAGGACCTGAATGCGGTGCGCAAGCTGCTCGAAGACGCCGGCGCGAAGGGCGTGACGATCGTCAGCGTCAAGCAGCCGGTGCAGACGCGCACCGGTGCGACCGTCCAAGCGGGCGCCAGCATCCAGCAGTCAGTATCCGACTTCATCAAGACGAAGACCTATGCCCGTCCCGACGCGGTGTCGATGCGTGCGCAGAAGGTCCTCGCCGAAGCGGAGGTCATGTGAGTCTCTACGAAATCTCGGTCGTCAAGACGCTCCGCTCCGGCGAGCGCAAGCACACTGTCGTTTACTACCACGTGGTGGCGGCATCTACGCTCGAGGCGGAGACCAAGCTGCGCGAGTACATGGAGGACCGCATCGATCGCTACGAGCACGTCAGTGCCGCACGGGAGGTCGGCGACATCCAGACGAACAGCTACAGCACGTGCACGCCGGAGGAGCTTCTGAAGCGCCAGGGTAAGCCCTTGCCCGAGAAGAAGGTGAAGCCGGCGCCGGCGCTCAGCGATCGTCCGCTGGGCGATACGCAGCTGAACGTGCTGCGGGCACTGCGGGACCACCAAGGTCGTTGGCATTCCAGCTGCGGTTGGTATTGGAGCACCGACAGTGGCACGCGTCGCATCTTGGAAACACTCGTGCAGCGATGCCTGGTGGATAAGGAAGGTGAGGGCTACCGCGCGACCTACACCATCAACAGAAGCGGGCTCGAAGCCCTGAAGCAAGGTCGACTCATCTAAGCCTGAACATGGAATTCAAGTGCCCGAAGTGCGGAAGCCCGATGCGCATGCAGGTGCAGGCGGTCGTCTCTGCGCCCAGTGATCTGCTGCACGGGCTGTCCAAGCGCAACCTGCGCCGCAAGGACGTCTACCTCATGGGCGTGCTGTGGGAGACCGCCGATCACATCTGCACGAACGAGAAGTGCAGTCACGTGATCGATGGCTACGGCAACTACGTCACCAACCTGAAGAAGCAGCGCGACGAGCTTCTGGCTTCGTTGCAGGAGGCGTTGGTCTTTCTGCCGGTGTGCAGCGACGTGCGCAACAAGGCGAAGACCGCCATCAACAACGCGATCAAATCCTGATATGGACTTCTACCGCCTTCGCATCATCAACTTCCTCACCATCGGGGACAGCGGCGACATCTACCTCACCAACCGTGGGCTGAACCTGCTGCAGGGCGTCAACGAGGACGACTCCAGCGCCAGCTCCAACGGCGCGGGCAAGAGCACGATCGCCGACGCCCTGTGCTGGGTGCTGTTCGGCGAGACCGCCCGCGAGGAGGGCGGCGACCTGATCGTCAACGACAAGGTGGGCAAGGACTGCATGGTCGAGCTCACCATGATCGACGGCGGTTCCACCTACACGGTGCGCCGCTACCGCAAGCACAAGACCTGCAAGAACGAGTTGCACCTGGCGGTCGACGCCGGCAGCGCGGGCGACCACGACCTGACCAAGGGCACCACCGCGGAGACCCAAGCCGAGATCGTCAAGATCCTGGGCTGCACGCTGGACGTCTTCAAGGCGTCGATCTACGCCGGCCAGGACGACATGGTGGACCTGCCCGCGCTCAAGGACAAGGCGCTCAAGGTGCTGGTCGAGCAAGCAGCCGGCGTCGAGCGACTGGAGCGCGCCTACGAGATCGCCCGGCAGCAGCAGAGCGCGATCCACCGACAGGTGGAGACCACGACGGCGGAGGAACAGCGCCTGGGCGAGGCGATCCGCAAGACCCTGGTCGACATCGAGACGGCGAAGCTCAAGCACAAGGAATTCGAGGACGGGCGCGAGGAGCGCGCCAAGCAGTTCGAAGCCGCTTCCGCCCTGGAGAAGGGCAAGGCGGCAACCATCGTCGAAGCGCTCAAGCAGTACGACGAGCCCAAGCTGCGCGCCGACCTGGAGACCCACCAGGCCAGCGTCAAGCAGATCCAGCAGCTGCAGGCAACCGCGTCGTCCTACGAGCGCGGCACCGTCAAGCCCGCGGAGCAGTCGCTGCAGGCCGCCCAGGTCGAACTGAAGTTCCTCACCGACCAGGCGCTGCTGCTCAAGAGGCAGCACGACGAAGCCGAGCAGCAGGTGGGCAAGCCGTGCCAGATGTGCGCGAAACCCCACACCCTGGAGGATGTGGCGACGGTGCGCGCCCACCTGAAGGGCAAGCTGATCGAAGCCGTGGGCAAGGCGAAGAAGGAGCAGGAGAAGGTCGCCGGGCTGCAGGACAAGCTGGTCGAGCTGCGCACCGAGCACAGTCGCCTGGTCGACGTGGTGCCCAATGCCGCGAACCTGATGGGCGAGATCGCGGTGATCAACACCAAGCTGCTGGAGATCGGCAAGCTCAAGGGCGACGCCCGCACGCTCATCACCAACGCACAGAACCTGCTGCAGCAGGCGACCGCCGCCCGCTCGGAAGTCAACCCGCACAAGTCGGTGCTGGACCACCTGGGCACGAAGCTGGACGCCGACAGCCAGGCGAAGGACATCGTCCGCACGAAGCTGGAGCAGCTGCAGGCGGAGCTCGAGGACGCGCAGGCGGTCACCGATGTGTTCGGACCCGCCGGCGTGCGTGCGCACATCCTGGACACGGTCACCCCGTTCCTGAACGACCGCACCGCCGACTACCTGGGCACCTTCAGCGACGGCAACATGACCGCGGTGTGGTCGACGCTGTCGCGCCTGAAGTCGGGCGAGATCCGCGAGAAGTTCGCCATCGAGGTGAGCCACGCGAAGGGCGGCAAGACCTACAAGCTCAACTCGGGCGGCGAGAAGAAGAAGGCGCAGCTCGCGTGCATGCTCGCGCTGCAGGACCTGGTGGCGTCACGGGCGAGCAAGCCCCTGAACCTGTGGGTAGGCGACGAGATCGACGACGCGCTGGACCCCTCGGGCCTGGAGCGTCTGATGACAATCCTCGAACGCAAAGCGCGCGAGAAGGGCACGGTGATCGTGATTTCTCATTCGGACCTGCGCGACTGGATCGACAACGTGACGGTGGTGCGCAAGCCGGCGGGCAAATCTTCCACGGTGGAGGGCTCGCTCGTCGAGCTACACTGATAAGTAAGCAGTGAGAAACGGAAAGCGCAAGACGCGCAGGGCGGACGCAAGGCTTATGGCACAACAACTGACACCGGATCAGCAACGCACCCACCAGGAGTCGGTGGCGGCGTTCACCGTCGACGTCTTGCTGGCGTTCGCGGGCTTGGTGAGCGCCAAGCTCACCCGGCCGCGTCAACTGAACGCGACGATGCGGGTCGGCGTGCAGAACACCCGCGAGGTGCTGCACTCGGGCGGCGAGCAGTTCCGGCTGCTCTCCGCGCGCTGCAGCCAGGACACGCGCACGAACCTGCCCACCATCTGGTTGCGCCTGGCGCCGATGCAGGTGCAGGAGTACCGCTACGTCGAGGTCGAAGCGGCGTTCTCCAAGGAGTTCGAGTTCTATTTCGACGGTGGTCAGCGCCAGGACTTCACGGGCCTGGTCGACCAACTCATGGCGCAGATTCACAAGGAGTCGGGCCGCACCTATCGCGAGCTGATGGATGCCGCGCTCGACGCAGAACGCAAGCGATTGCTGGCTGAGCAGCTGCAGTCGCACGATCAATTCGGAAGCTGGTAAGGGGCACAATGAAGGTCAAGGTCGTTGGCATGGATCCCAGCCTGAACAACTGGGGGATTGCACGGGCCCGTCTGGACATCGAGACGTTGCACCTCGACATCGATGGCCTGCAGCTGGTCGAAACCGACGCGCAGGCGGGCAAGACGGTGCGCAAGAACAGCGACGACATCCGTCGCGCCCAAATTCTCTACGGTGGGCTTGTCCTCGCCACGGCTGGCGCCACCGCTGCGTTCTGCGAGGTGCCCGTGGGCTCACAGTCCGCCCGGGCGATGGCGAGCTACGGCATCTGCGTGGGCGTGCTGGGCGCGTGCTCTGCGCCCCTGATCGAGGTGACACCCTTCGAGGTCAAGATCGCCGCGGTCAACCACAAGCAAGCCGCGAAGGAAGAGATGATCGAGTGGGCGGTCGCGAAGCACCCGGACGCTCCGTGGCTGCGTCGTGGCGGCAAGCTGATCGCCAAGAACGAGCACCTGGCCGACGCGGTCGCCTCCATCTATGCCGGACTCAAGACCGCACAGTTCGCATCGGTGCTGCAGATGCTGCGCGCAACGATGAGGATCGCCGCATGAAGGAACAAGACATCGAGTATGAGAACGGCAGGGCGTGGGTGCTGCGCGATCGCAAGAAATGTCAGTTCACCGTGTTTGTCAGCGGTGCCACACATTCGACCAGCGACAGTTCCTATCCGTTGACCGACGATGGGCGAAGCATCGCGGTGGCACGTGCGGACTACATCGCCAAGCGACTTGGGGCTGTCGCATGAGGTGGAGGGGCAAGAGCAAGGATCACTACGAGTGGCACCGCTGGTTCGCCTGGTTCCCCGTGAAGACCGAGGTCTGGTGGGTGTGGCTCGAGCACGTTGATCGGTGCAGGTTTGCACATCGCGCCGGCGGTTGGTGGGAATACCGTGAGGTGCGGAGATGACGCCGGGACAAATCGCCCTTGAGGCGTTCATCGGTCAGCTTTCTCCTGGCGGCTTCTTCTTGGACGCCATGCCCACGGCATGGAGCCAGGCGTCGACGGAGATGCGCAAGGCGTTCGAAGCGGCAGCTGAAGCGGTGACCAAGGCAGCCCAGGTCGCGCCACCCAAAGAGGTGATGCCCAAGCTCTACGTCGACACCCGGCTGGAGAGCTGCGAACTTACCGTGTCGCCCAACGTGGACGCGATGAAGGTCCGTCTCGACTTGGTTGTGCCGAGCGTGAACGCCCTGCGTGGCAGTGTCGGTCACGACTTGAACAGGGTGCTGACGGGTGCGAGGGAGCACACCGGCGTGCTGCGTCTGACGCTCACCAGCGACGAGCAGGCACGCTCCGAGTTCGCCCGCATCAACCCGGACGGCACGTTGCGCGAGATGAGCGAAGTGGAGGGCACATGGTGAGCGACCTGCCACCAGGCCCATACCGTCTCGTCGACAACCGCATCGTCGCCGGCGACAGCAGTTGGCTCACCCAGCCCGTGACGATCTGCACCCTGCACCCGAAGCAGAACAAGGCGGAGCACCGGTCGTTCGTCCAGCAGCTGCTGGATGCACTGAACGCCGCGGCAGCGCGTGAACCTTACGGAAACGACTGCATGGCGGGCACCATCGCTTATCTGGGCAAGTAAGTAAGCAGTGAATATACTGCCCGACCCAACAACCCCAACCTCCCTGTAAGAAGTATGCAAAACATGACCCCCGCGCGTGTCTACGCCGCGGGCATCGGCGACGCTGTCGCCGATCGCACCATCAATCGCAAGCTGGATCCCGAAACCCGCCTCGAGCTCGAGGCGTTGCCGCACGGCGTCAAGGACACCCGTGCCTTCGTACGCGAGACCTGGGAAGAGGTCGCGCTGCGCGTCGCCGAAGGCAACACGCTGCTGCATCCCAAGGACGCCGCGCACGAGTTCAGCGTCCTGCATCGCCACCTGCGTCAGGCATCCGTGCTGATGTCCGGTCGGCACCTGCAGCACGGTGACACCACGCAGCCCTCGCGCAACCAGGAGGTGTTCACCAACTGCAGCACGAGCGCCATGTCCCTCGTTCTGTTCTACCTGCTGCTCAACGGCTCGGGCGTCGGTCGCTGCTACGACGACGACATGATGCTCGTGGACTGGTGCAAGAGCATGCCGGTTGTGGTGCCCTACATCAGCAACACGCACAAGGACGTGCTCACCGGCGAAATCCCGGTGAAGTTCACCGACGACTTCTGGCAGTTCTTCGACGCCGACGAGGTGATCTACTTCGAGGTGCCCGACAGCCGCGAGGGCTGGGCGAAGGCGGTCGAGCAGATCGAGCGCTACACCTACGAGGGCGTGCACGCCAACAAGACGCTGGTGCTGGACTTCAGCCTGGTGCGCGAGAAGGGCGCTCCGATCCGCGGCATGCAGAACCGCCCCGCGTCCGGGCCGGCGCCGCTGATGCAGGCGATCGCGAACATCGGCACGCTCAAGGGCGGAAAGGTCGACCCGTTTGAAGCCACGATGTGGGCCGACCACTACCTCGCCGAGTGCGTGCTGGTGGGTGGGGCCCGCCGCGCTGCGCGCATGGCGACCAAGACCTGGCGCGATCGCAACGTGCTGCGCTTTGTCAACATCAAGAAGGGCGGCGTGCTCTGGAGCTCGAACAACAGCGTCACGGTCGACGCCGAGTTCTGGGAGGGCGTGCGGGCGGTCGAGGAGGCGCTGGACCTGATCGGCAGCAAGGACCCCTGGGTGGCGCAGGAGATGCTCCTCAAGCTCGCCAGCAACGGCACCCTGACCGAGCTGCAGCTGCACGCCCACCGCGTCTTCAGCGCCATCTGCCACGCGTCGTACTTCGACGGCACGGGCGAGCCCGGGCTGATCAACGTCGACCGGCTCACGCAGAACGACGAGGGCATCGAAGCGCTGCTCGACGGCGACTTCGCCGAGTCGCAGCGCTTCAAGCTGGACCCGCAGACCAAGCAGCTGACTGCGGCGCTCGCGAAGGTGTTCGCGACCAAGCCGCTGAACATGATCGTCAACCCGTGTGGGGAGATCCCACTGTCGCTGCTGGGCGGCTACTGCGTGATCGCGGACTGGGTGCCGTTCCACGCTGGTTCCCAGTCGCGCGAAGGCCCGGAGTTCTTCCTGCCCAACGAATGGGACGACGACGCCGAAGCCGCCATCCGTGCCGCGACGCGCGCCCTGATCCGCGTCAACACGATGGATTGCCTCTACAGCAAGGAGGTGCGCCGCACCAACCGCATCGGGGTGGGCTTCACGGGCATCCACGAGTACGCCTGGGCGCGCTTCGGTTACGGCTGGAAGGATCTGGTCAACGAGCAGAAGAGCCTGTCCTTCTGGAAGACGATGGCGCGCTTCTCGTGCGCAGCGGTCGACGAGGCACGCACGTACAGCGCTGCGCTGGGTGTGCCGATGCCGCACACGGTGACCACGGTCAAGCCCGCCGGCACCACCAGCAAGCTCTTCGGGCTGTCCGAGGGCGCGCACCTGCCGAGCATGCGTGAGTACCTTCGCTGGGTGCAGTTCCGCAACGACGATCCGCTGATCGAGGAGTACCGCGCGAAGGGCTACCCGGTGCGCCAGCTCAAGACCTACAGCGGAACGACCATCGTGGGCTTCCCAACGGTGCCGCAGATCTGCACGCTGGGCATGGGCGACAAGCTGGTGACGGCAGCCGAAGCGACGCCCGAGGAGCAGTACGAGTTCCTGCGCCTGCTGGAGAAGTATTGGCTGCACGGCGACGGCGCCCACCAGTACGGCGGACAGGTTAGCTACACGCTGAAGTACGACCCGAAGACGGTGGACTTCGAGCATTTCCGCCGCACGCTGCTCGAGGGCCAGTCGACGATCAAGTGCTGCAGCGTCATGCCGCAGACCGACGCGACAAGCTACGAGTACCAGCCCGAGGAGCCGGTGAGCAAGGAACGCTTCGATGAGATCGTTGCCGCGATCAAGACGGGCGCCCCGAAGGAAGACGTCGGCTTCGAGCACGTGGACTGCAGTTCGGGGAGCTGTCCTGTGGATTTTTTGGGCAGCGAGAGGTGATCGACTGGCCCGAGTTGCGGTTTGGGCCAGTCAACCTGCTTACCATTGGGCGTCAAACATAAGTAAGCAGTGAGCTATACTGCTTAGCGAACCTCCTGATGAGCCCGTGAGATCCGGGCGAAACATCAACCGGGCAACTGCGGTGATCCACCGGAGCCTTGGTTGATGTCGGGGCGAATGCAGGCGAGGTCTACATGGATAAGGTGACTTCGCCAACACCTAGTCGCCCCGACTTTCCGAGGTAGCTCAGCGGTAGAGCAGGGGACTGTTAATCCCCTGGTCGGTGGTTCGATCCCACCCCTCGGAGCCAAAGGCCCTGTCGACCAGCGGTTAGGTCACCACCCTTTCACGGTGGTAACGCGGGTTCGAATCCCGCCAGGGCTACCAGTTTGAGGGGACGTCGTTGTGGATGACGGGCAAGTTAGGCAGAGGGTCGATTACTGGACGCCAGCATCATGCGCAAACGAGAGCTCGAGGCTTCGAATGGTTGGGCATCTGGCACTGCCTCATCAGACGCTGCTGCGGTTGATCTCGATGGAGAACGCAGCGGCGTTGCAGATGCTGAGTCAGAGCGGACTGCAGGGCAACAGGAGCCGCAGGACGCCCAAGACCCCGACCTCCTGATCTGGCTGCTGCAAGACAAGGTGCAGCGCCTGCAGCAGCAGATCGCCGAGCTTCTCGCCCACGTGATCGAGCTCGACTACCGCCTGGTTCTGCCCATGAAAGTTCAGAAACTCCAACAGCAAGGATGCGTATGACGACTGCGATGCAGTTCAAGACCGCCCGGTGCGCCGTTACTGGGTCGACACGATGGCGCGCTCGATGCGTCAGGGCGACTTCCCGCTGACCCACCAGCCCGTGGCGCTGGGTCCCAGCGGGCAGCTGCTGGACGGACAACACCGGCTCATGGCGGTGGTGAAGTCGGGCGCCACGGTGGAGCTGCCGGTCGCGTTCAACGTCGCCCCCGAGACCTTCGCCTACATCGACGGCGGCATCCGTCGCTCCAAGGCGGACGCGATGCGGGTGCCGCGCAAGATCCAGGAAGTCACCAACATGCTGGGCGAGATCCTGTTCGATCGCCCCACCAACGCCGAGCTGCAGCGCATCCACGACATCGTCGGCGACACCACGCAGGCGCTGGTCGAGCACTGCTCGGGCAACTGCAAGTTCTTCAGCAGCGCCTCCATCAAGACCGCCGCGGTGACGCGCATCTTCGCCGGCGACCGCAAGAGCTACGTGCTGCCGCTGTACCGCAACCTGGTCATGGCAGACCTGGACGCGCTGCCGCCCATCGGCAAGGCGATGGTCAAGCAGCAGCTGCGCGGCACGCTCGCGGGCACCAACCGCAGCGAATCGCTGCACCGGGGCCTGACCGTCTTCAACGAGAAGAACGCGGCGCTGACGCGCGTGCAGGTGGTCGACGCCGCCCTCGCGTACGACAGCGTGCGCCACGTGTTCAAGAAGATCATCTGATCGTCAAAGTTCAAGGAGCACCATGAGCGCATTCGAGTGCCCGGTCGTCCGGGTGAACATCGAGCCGCATCCGAACGCGGATGCGATCGAGCTCGCCGTCGTCGGCGGCTACATCTCCATCGTCAAGAAGGGTCAGTTCAAGAACGGCGATCTCGCCGTCTACATCCCCGAGCAGGCGGTGCTGCCCGAGTGGCTGCTGAAGTCGCTGGGCTTCTGGGACGACATGAACGGCAAGGGCAAGCTCTCGGGCGGCGCCGGCAACCGGGTGCGCGCAATCAAGCTGCGCGGCGTGCTGTCGCAGGGCATCCTGCTCGACGGTGACAACTACGAGGGCGACTGGGTGCTTGGCGGCGCACCCACCGAGATCGGCGTTCCGCTGCGCGACTTCAACGAGGGCGACGACGCCGCCGAGTTCCTGGGCATCACCAAGTTCGAACCCAAGGTGCCCGCGCAGATGGCGGGCAAGGTCGCCGGCGGCGATCTGGATGCGACGATCGGCTTCGACTTCGAGAACCTGAAGAAGTGCCCGAGCCTGTTCGAAGACGGCATGGAAGTCGTCATCACCGAGAAGATCCACGGCACGCTGCTGCAGGTCGGCATCGTCCCGCGGCGCATCTGGGAGGGCAAGTCCTGGGCGGACAAGTGCCCGGACGTGGGCGACGACTTCAAGGGCATCGTCACCAGCAAGGGCCAGGGCGCGAAGGGCCTGATGCTGGACCCCTCGGACACGACCAACCTCTACGTCAAGGCGGCGATCGAGGCGGGGATGTGGGAGAAGCTGCAGGCGATGCGCACCGAGGTGCTGGGCCACCCCGACGACATGCCGCTGTTCATCTTCGGCGAGATCTTCGGCATCGGCGTCCAGGACCTGGGCTACGGGCAGGAGAAGCCGGGGTTCCGTGCGTTCGACATCTACGCCGGCACGCGCAGCAACGGCTTCTACCTGACCCATGACCTGCTGGTGCAGTGCCTGGGTCGCGGTGACCTGCCCATGGTGCCGCAGCTGTATCGCGGACCCTTCAGCGCCGGCGTGGTGAAGCTGCACACGGACGGCAACACGATCATCAACGGCGTCAAGCAGATCCGCGAGGGCGTCGTCGTGAAGGCAGCGCACGACACCAACCACCCGCGCTACGGGCGCCGGATCGCGAAGAGCGTGTCCGAAGCCTACCTGCTGCGCAAGGGCGAGGTGACGGAGTACCAGTAGCCGATCAACGGGTCAGTCGAACGTGAAAGCAGTAGTGACACCGAAAGCTGGCTGAACTTTCGGTGGAGTGAACCAACTAGCGTGTCGAGGCTAGCCAACGGAACGAGTGCACACGGCGGAACGCCGCTCTCCTCGGTCTGATGCCGCGGGGTCGAAGCCGCCTGACTCTCCCTTTTCAACGTGAGGAACCAAATGGAAATCAAGCTGGGACAGACCGTCGAAGACGCCGTGTCGGGCTTTCGTGGCATCGCGCACCAGATGCGTCAGACGCTCAACGGCAACGTGCAGTTCGCCGTGCAGCCCAAGGTGAAGGAGGGCGAAGTCGCGCTGCCCGACTCGGTCTACTTCGACCGCCACATGCTCAACGTGATCGACGACGGCGTGTCCGGTCGAGTCACCGCGACGACGCACGTGGACATCCCGCTGGGCACCAGGGTGCGTGATGTCGCGACGGGCCTGGAGGGCATTGCCACCGCGCGGCACACCTTCATCAACGGCTGCGTCTTCTATGACGTCATGCCGAAGAAGAAGACCGAGATGTTCGACGCCAACCCCGATGCCCAGTTCATCGACAGCGTGCGCCTTGAGATCGTCAGGTCGCAGCCCAAGGTGCCGCTGCAGATTCCGCAGACCCGCACCGGCGGACCCAGCGGCAAGGTCAAGCGCGAGGCGGTGCGGCGGTGAAGTTCGTCCTCCTGTTCGTCGCCGTCCTGCTGGTCGCGTTCGTGTTCCTTCGCGGCTTCACGAAGCAGGAACGTCGGCTCGTGCTGCACGGACTCCGCCAAGCGCTGGTGCCCACACTCATTGCTGTCGCTGCGGTGGTCGCAGCGCTGGTGATCGGTTTTTCTGACAACGGGCAGATAAGTAATCGGTGACTATACTGCCCGTGTCATCTCCTCAACCCTGAACCCCTAGGAATCATGATCAGCATCAAGCAAGTCGCGTCCTACACCACGTCGGACGGCACCTCTCACACCACCCGCGAAGCCGCGGTCAAGCACGAGATCTACCTGCAGCGCGTGAAGAACCTGACCACGGTGCCGCTGGGTGACAAGAACGGTCTCTCGTTCGTGAACGAAGACGCCGGCAGCGACCAGCGTGTCTTGCTCATCACCGACATCCCCCAGTTCATCGCCGAGAACGCCGACGCAATCCTGGCCGCTCTGACCATCAAGCAGAACCGCGGTCGCGCCGCGAAGCCGGCGGCGCCGGCACCCGCTGCAGCCGCCTGATCGGCACTGCATTCGTCGAGGGCCCGCTCACGAGGCGGGCCCTTTGGAATGCAACACGGGGGGTTCATGAGCATCTACGTTTGGACGTTGCTGCTGATCGTTCAGAACGCGGCGTTCACCTGGGTGTCCCGGGCTCGCAACTCTGGGTCGATCCATTACCACGCGATCGCGTCGGTCTTCAGCAACGGCATCTTCTTCGCCACCAACCTGATGTTGATCAGGTTCGTCACGATGGACGGCAAGTCGGTCGCGCAGCTGGTGGTTCTGGGTGGGATCTACGTCTGCGCCACCGTCTTGGGCGCCATCACGATGCACTACGTCTCGATGCGCTGGCTCGAGAAGGGTAAGCGCAAGGTCGGCGCATGAGTCACAAGCGTTGGGTCGTCCGGCCCGCTGAGATCGACGGACAGGTGGTCGATGTGCTGGTGGTCGCTTCTGCCACACGGCACCCGACGACAGGCAAGCGAGTTAGGTCACACGTGACCATCTCGCCGGAGGCCAAAGACAACCGTCAGTACCTTGCGATTTTGATCCGCGAATGCCGCAAAGGTATCGCGCACTTTTGGAGGAACAACCTGTGACAGCGACCGCCAAGGTCATCGAGGACAGCATCAACCCTTCAGGGCCTGGTGTGCGCCTGGTCACGATGCAGCTGCGCTATCCGCGCTTCGTGCATGCGGAGTTCATGACGCACCGTGTGTTCTCCCGCAACGCCAGCTCGAGCCGTGCGATCCCGGTCGCGAAGATGATCGAGCAGGTGCAGAACGAACCCGCGATGCCTGTGCACTGGGGCAAGAACCAGCCGGGCATGCAGGCGCGCGAAGAGGTCGGCAACCTCGATGAGGCGAGACTGCAGTGGCGACTCGCCGCGCGCCAGGCTGCGGACACTGCCGAGCGGATGATGGAGCTGGGCCTGCACAAGCAGGTCGCCAACCGGATCCTCGAGCCGTTCCAGTTCATCAGCGTCGTCGTGACGGCAACGGAGTGGTCGAACTTCTTCGAGCTGCGCGATCACGAGGACGCCGACCCGAACATCCAGATGCTGGCCCGGGTGATGAAGGACGCGATGGATGCGTCCAAGCCGGTCAAGCGCTACGCCTACGACTTCGACGCCATCGACTCGTGGCATCTGCCCTACGTCACCGCGGAAGAACGGCAGCTGTACCAGCTGTCGGTGCTGATCAAGCTCAGCGTCGCCCGCTGCGCGCGGGTGTCCTACCTGACCCACGACGGCGCAGTGCCCGACATCGCGAAGGACCTGGAGCTCTACGAGCGCCTGGTCGGCGCCCATCCGATCCACGCATCGCCCACCGAGCACCAAGCGAGGGCGATGAGGAGCTACGACGCCTTCTACAAGAACTTCCGCGGCTGGCGTCAACACCGGGTGGACGTCGAGGCGCGCATCGCCAGCAAGTGACCCGGATCATCACCACAACCCAACGAGAGAACCATGTTGCAGAGACTCATCGATTTCTTCTTCGGCCCCAAGAGCGTCGACGCGGTGCTCGTCGCCTTCAATCGGGCACGCGAACAGCTGGAGCAGGTGCGTGCCGCCCAGCTCGACGAAGCCGGCAGGCAGCGTCAGGCGATCGCGGACGCCCAGAAGGCCCACGACGAAGCGACCAAGGAAGCCGATCGGGCTGCGAAGGTCGCCGAGCGCCTGAGTGCACTGGTGGACGCGTGATGCAGCTGAAGGTCAAGAAGCTGTATCCCGACGTCGAGCTGCCGTCGTACGCGACGGCCGGCGCCGCGTGCTTCGATCTCAAGGCTCATCTCTCCACGTGGAGCAGCTGGGTCCTGAGCCCGGGTGAGCGTCACTCCTTCGAGACGGGGCTTGCCTACGAGGTGCCGCCCGGTCACGTCATGCTCGTCTTCGCGCGCAGCGGACTGGGTGTCAAGCACGGCATCCGACCGCCCCACTGCGTCGGCGTGATCGACAGCGACTACCGCGGCCCGCTGCTGGTGCCCCTGGTCAACGAGGGCGCAGAGCCGTTCTTGATCGAGCACGGCGACCGCATCGCCCAAGCCATGATCGTCCCGGTGCCGTCGATCGAGATCGTACAGGTCGACGAACTGAGCAGCACGGCGCGCGGCGAGGGCGGCTTCGGGAGCACCGGCAAATGAGCCCGCTGTTCACGCCGGAGGGCGTCGAGGTCAAGGTGGGTCAGGTCTGGAAGGACCTGGACAAGCGCATGAGTCGGCACCTGCTGGTGCGGGCGTTCGACGGCGACACCCACGTGCTGGTCTCGGTCTGCTCTGCAGCAGGCGAACGGTTCACCGCCAGGGTCACGCGCGTCGCTATCAAGCGCATGCGCAAGAACAGCACCGGCTACGAGCTCGTGAAGGACGTCGCATGAACAACATGGCCCGCAAGGGAGACTGGATCCAGACCAACAGCGGCATCGCCTACTGGCCGCTCGACCCCCGGGTCGAAGACGTGGACATCGAAGACATCGCCCATGCGTTGTCGCACCAGTGTCGCTATGCGGGCCACTGCAAGCAGTTCTACTCGGTCGCCGAGCACTCGGTGCTGGTGTCCTACGTGGTGCCGCCCGAGTTCGCCCTGGAGGGACTGCTGCACGACGCCACCGAGGCGTACGTGGTGGACGCTCCGCGTCCGCTCAAGCGCCACCTCGCGGGCTACGCCGAGATCGAGGAGGTCAACTGGAAGGTGATCGCGCAGCGCTTCGGGCTGCTCGAGAAGCTGCCGCCCGAGGTCAAGGTCGCAGACGATCGCGTGCTGCTCGCCGAGAAGCGAGTGCTGCTGGACGAGCCGCCCATTCCTTGGACCTGGGCCCAGGGACTGACGCCGGCGGACGTGTCCGTGTGGGCACTCCGTCCCAGCGTCGCGAGGCGCGCGTTCCTGCAGCGCTTTGAAGAGCTGATGTCGGAAAGGCAGATCGCGCTCCGCTGAGAGCTGAACAACCGAACGAGGATTGAATGGCAAAGTTGGAAATGATGGGCTTCACGCCCATGTTGCGCGACCCCCGCGGGTTTGGCTATCGCGTGCGTGTGACCTACGCGCAGACGATCGGCTACGTCTTTGGTGCCCCGAACAGGGACGCGTACATCAAGATCGAGCACTACACGTCAAGAGACGGAAGTGCCATCTACAAGGCGTACGCGTACGACAACGGGCAGTACGATCGCTGGACGGCGAACGTGTTCCTCCACAAGGATGGAAGGTTCAACTGCTTCGCGACCGGCGCCAGTCCTCTGGACCTGCTGGTACATGCCGGTATACCCATCAAGCAGGCGGAGAATCTCGTCGCCGCATGGGTCGCAAGTGGACCGATCAAGCCGACCGGCACGAGCTCATTCCTCTACGAAACGGAGAAGCTGCAGTTCGTGCCCAGCGCAACGCCGCCGGCGAAGGAACAGAAACCCGACGCGGGCGACGCGCCCGTTCTCGCCCGTATAAGGGCAGCGCTGGAGGAATACCACCTGGCGCTGGACCGGCGCGAGCACGGCAGCGTCGCTGCGCACACGCTGATCAACAAGCTGCAGAACGAGCTGAACATGCCGTGGGTGCAGGGTGCAGCACTCAAGCGTGCGCAGCCTGTGCACGCGCAACCCGCGGTGAATCTCGTTCACGTCTACGCCCCGCCGACCGGCATCGCGGCGACGGGGATCTGGTGGCGCCCTCCGACCCCCGACGAGAGAAGGGAACAGCTGATGAAGTTGGCCCGGAGTCACCTGCGGTGAGCCTCGCGTTCGACGCCATGGTGTTTGCGCGCGATGTCCACAAGGGACAGGTGCGCAAGTACACCGCCAACCCCTACGTCGACCACCTGGCGGAGGTCGCCGGCATCGTCGCGACGGTCCCCGACTCAGCACATGAGCGGTATCCGCATGACCGGATCGCTGTCGCGTGGCTGCACGACTGCGTCGAGGACCAGGGTGTCACGCACGACGAGCTGCGTCAACGCTTCGGGCCAGCCGTCGCGGACGGCGTGCTGCTTCTGTCCGACCTGGAGCGGGGCAACCGTGCAGAGCGCAAAGCGGCGTCTCGAGCGCGACTCGCTGCGGCGCCGGGCTGGGTGCAGACCATCAAGGTCGCGGACCTGATCTCCAACACGTCCAGCATCGTCAAGCACGACCCGAACTTCGCGGTGCAGTACCTGATCGAGAAGACCTGGATGCTGGATGTGTTGACGAAGGCGGACGTGTGCCTGGTCAACATCGCCCGCGACCAGGTCTACAAGGCGCAGAAGGCACTGGTGCAATGACCGTCTACGTCGATGACATGCGCGCACCGTTCGGGCGGATGGTCATGTGTCACATGATCGCCGACACCGACGAGGAGCTGCATGCGATGGCTGCCAGCATCGGTGTTTCACGAATGTGGCACCAGAAGCCCGGCACGCCCAAGAGCCACTACGACATTTCCCTGTCGAAGCGTGCGCTTGCGGTCGTCGCCGGCGCGATCGAGATCACCTGGAAGCAGACGTCGGCGATGGTCAGGCGACGTGCCGTCACGGGACAGCTGGGTGATCCCAGTGATGCATGGGAGTGGCTTCGACAGCACAACGAACAACTGAAACGGCAGAAGGAAGCACAGCAGTGATCATTGGCCTGGCAGGTGCCCACCGCACCGGCAAGACAACCCTCGGACGGGAGTTCGCGAAGAAGCACCCGTCGTTCACGTTCGCCGCGACGTCGGTGAGCGCCATCATGGCGTCGCGGGGCATGGATCCCAGCAAGGACTACGGCATCAGCGAGCGCATCGCGATGCAGAACGTGATCCTGAGCGAGCTCGACGCCTTCTACGGGCGCTTCAGGGACAACACAGTGTTCGACCGCACGCCGCTGGACGCTGCCGCGTACCTGCTGGCGGACGTGCAGCGCGAGAACGTCGATCCGCTGCTGCACCCGGAGATCACCGCGTACGTGCAGCGCGCCATCGACATCACCAACCGGCGCTTCGGCATGCTGCTGTTCGTGCCGCCCGTGCTGCCGCTGGTCAACGAACCGGGCAAGGCCCCCGCAACGCCAGCGTACGTCGAGCACATTTCACAGATCATCAACGGGCTTCGCTGCGACGAGCGCATGAAGGTGCGGCACTTCCTGCTGCTGCGCAGCATGGTCAGCATCGAAGACCGTGTGAACGCGCTCGCCGGCTGCACGGGTCGGATGTACCGCAACCACATGGAAGAGATGAGCTTCCTCGCCGCCAACGGAACGGAGATCCACTGATGGACGAGCTGGAAGGTAAAGAGTGCGCCGTGGAGTTCAACCTGCCCTACAACGACTGGCCCATCACGGGTCACCCGGCACGCGTATTCGTTCGGAAGGTCGACATGCCGATGGTCAAGCTGGAAGCCTCCTGGGGCTCGACCACCATGTGGGTCAACGTGGCGATCATCAAGACGATCCGTCTCTGGCCCTGGTGAAACCGAAAATCTCGCGCGCAGCGAGGACGTGAATTTTCGCCCTATAAGGGCCCTGCCTGCGTCGGTGAAAGTAAATAAGCGCTTAGCTATACTTCTCGCACAGGAGCAACGATGCAGAACCCGCCCACCATCGCGGAAGAGTTGGACCGCAAGGCGATCGACACGCTGCAGAGCGTCATGCATGACCTGGCGGTCAGCAAGATCACCGTCAAGGACGCCAGCATGGTGATCGCCACGCTGTGGAACACGGTCGCCGGGCTGATCCCCAAGGACACGATGAACCTGATCGCCCAGGCGCAGAACCACGTGGGCAGTCAGCTGGACGCGAGCGAGTGGCCCCACAAGACCGTCGTGTTCCACAGCCCCGAATCGACCATCGTCGTGCAGCGGTTCGCCACCAAGGTGGTCGCCAAGGGCACGACCGCGTTCGGGTGCAGAGACGTGACTGCGCCCGTCGATGCGGTCCACCCCGGCATGTGGGCGGTCGACACGTTCAACCAGTGGTGCACGGCGCTGCAGGCGCGCAGCACCCAACGAATCATCTGACATGAAGCGCATCACCAACGCCCTCATCCTCACGGCGCTCGAGCTGCTGATCGTGATCCCCGGGGTCATCGGCGTTCTGCACCTGTGCGGAAGGCTCTTCAATCCATGGTCGATGGCCCTGGCGGCTGTCTTCCTGCTTGCATTCAACTACTGGACTGAAAAATGAGTGGCATCCTCGCCAAGTACAAAGACCTGCGGGTTCACTACGACCGGGACCGCACCCTCGACCTGCAAGAGCGCATCGGCAGGATGTCCGCGCAGGAGCTCGATGCCATCCACGTGGGCAAGCACGCTGCCGGACACGTGTTCCTGCTCGAAAGCGACGGCGACCCCAAGGTCATCTGCGAGATGGCGGTGTCACCGTCCAATGGTGACTCGATCGGCACGCTCTACCTGCCCCACCCGATCTTCAACAACCGCGGCGCCTACCTCGAGGCACGCGAGGAGATGGTCCAGCTGCTGCTGGACATGGGCAACGCGGGCACGCTGGGCCTGCTGGTGTGGTGCCCCGCACGGGGTCGCCATTGCCACGTGCGGGACCTGCCGTTCGCGCAGATGGTCGACATCGCCACCAAGCGGGTGCAGGCGGCACTGAAGACGGCATGAAGCGCGAACACGTCGAGTGGATGATCTTCTACATGGTGACGGGCATCGCTGCCGCTGCGTGGATCTCCGCGCTTGAAGCACTGGCGGAGTGGTTTCGGTGATCTGGCACTTCAAGAAACGGCACGTCGTGCCCTTCGAAGAGATCGCAGCCGCGCAGCCTCCAGCGCCGTGCGGCGAACAGACTATCCACTACCACTGGGAGCTGCTGGAAGAGATGCCGTGTCCACGATGTGCTGCACGACGTGCGGCGGCGCGAAGGGATGCAGATGAAGAACGACTGGCAACTCTGATCGCCGCAAAAGTTGCGGCACTCATCAAATGATCGCCGCCGGCTTCGACCTGGAAACCACCGGCTTACTCGAAGACAGCCATCGGATCGTCGAGATTTGTTTGGCACTGTACGACGTCGACAGCGGGCGCCAACTCGGCAAGTTCGTCGAGCGCTTCAACCCCGGGCGCCCGATCGATCCGAAGGCCACCGAAGTCCACGGCATCCGCTTCGAAGACGTGGCGCACCTGCCCACCCTGGACGACAACGCGCGGGCGATCGAGGTGATCCAGCGGATCGCCAACAAGAGCGACTTCTGGGTGGCGCACAACGGGCTCGCGTTCGACAAGCCGTTCATCGAGAAAGAGTTCGCACGGATCGGCAAGCAGCTGTTCGTGCCCACCATGATCGACACGATGGTTGACGGTCGGTGGGCCACCCCGCTGGGCAAGGTGCCCAACCTGGGTGAGCTGTGCTTCGCCTGTCGCGTGCCCTACGACCCGTCGCTTGCCCACGCGGCGGACTACGACGTCGAGCGAATGATGGACTGCTTCTGGTTCGCCTTGAAGCGGGGCTTCTACTCGCTTCCGTCCCAACTTCAACTGAAAGCAGCAGCATGAGCTATCCCAAGGTGAGCGATCTGGTCGGCATGACCATGAGCGCAGTGGAAAAGAAGGAGGACGAGGCGATTGTCTTCACGTCCGTCGACGGAAGGCGCTTCCGTCTGTACCACTCTCAGGACTGCTGCGAGAGCGTGACGATCGAGAGCGTCGTCGGCGATCTGCAGGACCTGGTCGGTTCGCCGATCCTGCTCGCGGAAGAGGCGACGTCCAACGACTGGCCGGCAGGCGTACCGAAGTCGGAATACACCGACAGCTACACGTGGACGTTCTACAAGTTCGCCACGATCAAGGGCTACGTCGACATTCGGTGGTTCGGCGAGTCCAACGGCTACTACAGCGAGTCGGTGGACTTCGAAGAGGTGTCGGCATGAACAACGTGACCGACTGGTTCCCTGGCTGTGTTCGGCCCGCGCACGTGGGCGTCTATGAGACGCTCAGCCGATCTGGCAACTCCGTCCGCTACCAGCACTGGGATGGGCACTTTTGGGGCTTCTTCAAACCCTCGCCGTACGAGGCACAGGCTCGCGCTCACATGCGAAGCCAGGATCAGTACCCGCAGTGGCGCGGGCTCGCGAAGCCGGAGTAGCCGATGCCGAAGCGTTTTGGTAAACGCGAGCGGTGGCGGCGCAAGATGTTCCGCAAGTACAACCCGCCGGAAGTCATCGCATTTCGCCGTGCCATGTATGACCCACACTTCGCACGCGCTCTGCACACGTGGGCGCGATGCCAGCGCCGTGAGGGCGACACGCTAGCTTTGGCGGTGTGGTGCGAGTTCGCCGAATACTGCCTCGATCGACCCGAGATCGACTGACCGTCGACCGCCAGGTCGCGGTGGACATACTGTCCACCATCGATCAACACGAGGGGCGCGAATGACACGACTCGACAAGGTGGTGCAGGCAAAATCGATGCTGACCACCCACTTGCGACGCTACATCAGCCAGGTGCAGCTGCGCACGCTGTTCGACATGCTCAAGGGCGAGGAAGCTGAGTGGTTCGCCGACAAGATCATCGAGATCGTCGGCGTGATCGACAGCATGCCCGTCACCTACGCCACGGATGGGCAGGGTGAGGACGCAGTGGTGCATTTGCACTACTTCGTGGGCGGCTGCGACTGGTGGATCACCGAGAAGGATGTCGACGGCGGCATCGACCAGGCATACGGATGGGCAAGTCTGTTCGGTGGTGGCATCCGGGACGCGGAGCCCGGCTACATCAGCATCGCGGAGATCGTCGCACCAGGGGTGGCGATCCGTGGTGAGCTCGACCTGCACTGGACTCCGAAGACCGTCCGAGAGATCAAGGGGAAGGCATGAAGCAACATCCTGTTCCCAAGGTGGGCGATGTCGTTCGCCTGAACGACTACGGCATCAAAATCATCTTCGGGTCGACGCTTGGCTTGTCGCACATGAAGACCCTGGAGATGCGCATCACCTTCGTCGACAGCGAGTCGATGACTGCGCCAGAACTGACCTTTCCCGTGGAGGTCGACAACGCCGAGATCAGTCAGTATCTGATCGACCATCGGCACTTCGACATCGTGCGGAGGGCCTGACATGCAGCTGTACAAGGTCAGCAACGAGGACTTGGACGAGCGGCCCACCTTCTGCACTAAGCAGAGCGCCGCGCACGAGAAGGCGAAGGTGTTTCCCAAGCACACCTGGCCCGCGGTGCGCATCGAGCTCGTGCAGCTGGAGGTCACGCAGCAGATGATGGCGGAGGTCCTGAGCGGCTGGGGCTGCAAGATGGAAGTGCTGCGCACGTGGAAGCTGAGCGACCGCGGCGGCATGCACGAGTGCCAGAACGGAGAGTGAGATGGATGTCGAGTACCGATACGGCATGACCAGCGAATGGAAGATCGTCTGTGACTTCTACGGCGACAAGCGCGCTGAGCGCAGTCAGGTGCCGCTGATCAACCACATCAAGGAGGGCGTCGCCGTCCTCGAGCACCTGTGCGCCGGCATGACGACGATCAAGGCGTTCATGGTGCACCCGCTGTTCCAGGCGGACGACAGCTTGGCGATGTCGGCACGGTGCACGGCGACGTTGCTTCGGGTTCTTTCGAGCGAGGTCGTGCTGCTGGTGATGGAGTACCGCAACCAGGCGAACGCGTGGCTCTCGGACAAGGTCGAGAACCACTGCATCATCAACTCGCGCGGCGAGCGTGTGGTGGAAAACTTCCGCATGGTCGGCATGCCCACGCCCGGCCCGCTGCCCGAGGTGCGTCTGATGCTGATCGCCGACAAGGTGCAGAACTACAAGGACTTCCTTGCGCACCACCACGGCAAGCACGAGCGCAGCGACGAGCTGGAACGCTACTTCCAGGCGTGGTTCAGGGCGCTCGGTGTCACCCACACCCAGTGGCTCGAGCTGTGCAAGGTGATGGCGGAAGTGCAGTAAAACAGGGGCGCGGCAAAATAGCGACTTTGGTTCTTGGTAAGGAGAGGCAATGACAGCAAAGACCCTTGTGGCACTCGAGAAGCAGCGCGCCGAGATCGACGCCCAGATTCAGGCGATCCGCACCCGGGAGATTCCCGGTGTCGTGCAGCGAATCAAAGAGGCGATCGCCCATTACGGTCTGACGCCGGATGACCTGTTCAACGGGCACGGGCGCCGTCCCAACCAGAGAACGATCGCGGCAATGACTGAAGCTCGGGAGATGGCGAAGACGCCGTCGAAGAAAGCCACCAAGCGCACCATCTACCGTGACCCGAAAACCGGCGCGACCTGGAACGGCAATGGCAGGCGCCCCAGCTGGATCGTCGCCCTCATGGACGCCGGGCGGGACAAGGAAGAATTCAGGGTGTGAAGAAACTTTACATCCCGCAGCCACAGTCAACCGACTATCGTCCGACGTGGCGGGACACTGTCGACTTCCTGTTCCTCTTTGCCTGCGCGGTCGCCATCTCTGGTGTTGTGGTGATGGTTATCGACCTACATCTGACGAGGGTGGCGCAGGGCGGCTGACTATACTAAGCGGTGACTTAGTTGCCGCACATGAAGTCCGCCGCTCCCATCATCGCCATCGACACCGCGCAGATCGCCGCCCTGCTGGGCGTCAAGCGCCGCTACGCGACCGACGTGATCACGAAGGAGGCGGACTTCCCGCAACCGGTGATGGACCTGAGCGAGCGCATGCGGCGCTGGGACCAGCGCGAGGTGCTGCTGTGGATCCAGAAGCGAACCCAGCGCCGGAGAGGGACGCGCAAAGTAGCGTCATGAGCACAGACAAATACCAGTCGCCCGACTGGGACGAGGAAGATCGGGTCCACAACTGGCGCAACTACGTGAGCGACGAGCTGCGTGCCATGTGGGGTACATTCACGCCCGAGCAGCGCTCCGCGATCGGGCGTAGCGCAGAGGAACAGGCAAGTCGCGAGGAATGGGACTAGGGCAGCAAGGCAGCTGAGTCCTCTGCGTCCTGATCCTCGATCTTCAACGACAGCTGCGCAGGCAGCAGGGCTGCGTTCCGCTCGGCGTCGTTGTTGTAGTAGGTGTCGCGCAGCAGCCGCACGTCCTTGGTGCCCACCGCGTGGCTCAGCGCGATCACGTCGATGAACTTGGACAGCCTGGTGCACGCCTCGTGCTTCAGGTCGTGGAAGGTCAGATCCTCCACGCCCGAGCGATCGCGTGCCTTGCGCCACAGGGTGTCGCGCGTGCTGTCGTTCACGCCGACGATGTAGGGCTGATCCGCAGGCATGGTCGCGACCAGGCGGTCGAGCAGCTCCATCGCACGCGCGACACCCTGTGGC